AGGTCGGTCGCCATGGTCGTCAGGCCGATCGTGTTGCGTACCTGCTCGGCCGCGCTGACGTTGTTGAGCCCGCCCGGCTGCAGCAGATCGAACAGCGACGATGAGGCAGATGCTATTTGCTCCGCCCGCGTGGAGGAGGCCTTCACGACTGCGTCGACGGCCGAGCGCGCCGCACTGGTGATGTCGCCTTCGGAGTCGGCGATGCCCTGAGCGAGGCCGCGGCCGATCTCGCGGCCGATGTCCATGAACACCCGGGAGGGAGAAGCGATCTGCAGGGCAGAGCGTGAAGCGGCGGCAACCTGAGCCGCCATGCTACGTGCAGCGCCCACGGCCGCTCCCGTGCTCGCCCGGATGCCAGCGGCGAGACCCGCGCCGAGGGCGGCGCCAGCCGACTGCGCCTGGCCGGTGCTGGTGCGCACGGCTGCCGAGGCGGCGGCGCCCAAGGCACGCGCCGCTCCGATCGCCGCGCCCGACCCTCCACGGATACCGGCCGCATAGGCGGAAGCGAAGGCCCGGCCAGCTGCAGCCGCAGCTGCCGAGGCGCTGGCGGCCGCCGCGACGCTGGAGGCAGCGATGGCACGAGCGGCGGCGACGGCGACACCCAGGCCACCTCGGATGCCAGCGGCGAAGCGTGCCGAGAAGGCGGCACCGGCGGCGAGAGCCTGGACTGCGGCGGGGATCATGATGGCGACCGCCGACCGGACGAGTACGGCCGCTGCGGCGCCGACAGCTCCGGTGCCGCTGGAGATGCCCGCCGCGACGAACTGACCGAGCCGGATGCCCACCGCGAGGGCCGCTCCGGTGGCCGAGCCAGCCACGGTGAAGATCGGGTTGATCGTCATCGGCACGTTGATGACGCCCGGCTTGGCGCCCGTGTTGCGCAGGGTGGCGAGCGCCGCGGCGAGGTTCGCTCCGTAGTTCGGGCTGATCGTGATGATCGGATTGACCGTCATCAACACGTCGATGGTCCCGGGCTTCGCCCCCGTGTTGCGGAGGTTGGCGAGCGCGGCGGCCAGGTTCGCCCCGTAGTCGGCGCTGACAGTGATGACGGGGTTGACCGTCATCGGGACGTCGATGACCTTCCCGCCGCCCCCAGCGGCGCCACCCCGAGAGAACCCAAGGGGGCCGGTAGTCGCTGCGCCGCCGGCGATGGCTGCGCCGATTGCCGCATCCAGCTTGGCCTGAGCGTCCGGGGCGAGTGTGGGGACGGGGTCGAGTGTGAACGGGGCCGGGACCACCGGGGGCACGCCGTTGTCGACGATGCCCTGCATCAGCGATGCCATGTCGGCGGCGAACGTCGGGGAAGCGAGGAGCGAATCGATCTCGGCGATGAGCGCCGCCCCAGCGGTCGCTGGGATCTGGCCCGTGTCGATCTGCGCCTGCACCAGGGTCCGCAGGCTCGTCAGGAACTCGCCCGGGTTCGTGATCTCGCCGGTCTCCAGGCCAACAGCGATCGCCGCTCGCAGGTCGACGTTGATGCGATCCCCCACCTGGCGTCGGATTGCGTCAGCGACAGCGACCGGCACGTCCCCCAGCCCGGTGAGCTGCGACTCAATGCTCGGCAGGTCGGTGGTGATGTTGTCGAGCGCAGACTGGAGAGTGTCGCCATAGGTGCCGTTGAGGAAGTCGTCCGCGGCCGCCTTCGCCAGGTCCATGGCGGCCCGAGCCTCGTCAGCCTCGATCTTCACCGCCTCGATCTGGACGGCGGCGAGAGCCGAGTCGATCGTGTTCATCGCGATCAGCGCGTCGATCAGGGCACGCACCTTGGGGTCGGCCTCGCCCGCCGCGTCGGCGGTCGCCTGGAGGTCTTCGGAGAAGCCCCCGCCAGCGGCGGCGTTACGGCTGGCGGTGTCGTACTCGCCGATGGTGCGCTTGAGGAACTGCATCATGTCCTCGGCGTCTCCTGCTTCGAAGCCGATGGACTCCAGTTCGTCGCGGAAGGCACCGCCGGCGCGGGTGCCGAGCAGTGCGCGGTTCAGCTCCTCAACGGTGTCGACGCTCGGCGCCAGGCCCGCCACGAACGCCGCCCCTGCTGGACCGGAGGCTCGAGCGAAACGATCGAACTCGTCGCGGATCGTCGCGGTGCCCTGGGTGACGCGCTCCACGAGGCCGTCGAAGTCGAACTGGATGTTGCGCAGACCCTCGAGTTCGCCCGTGTCGAAGGACTTCTCCAGGTCGCTGAGGATCTGGGCGCCGACCCCAGCGATCAGCTCGCCGGCGTCGTTGGCGGCGAGGATCGCGTCCTCCAACAGGTTGATGCGACCGGCGGCCGCCTCTGCGCTCTTGCCCATGTTGCCGAATGCGATGCCCGCTGCGCCCGCCAGACCGGCAGCGATGCCGAGGGCCGGGTTGATGGCACCGAGGGTGAGCGCCAGGCCGCCGACGCCCAGGGCCTGGGTCAGGCCGCTCTGCCCAGCCAATGCCTGCCCGGTCTGGAAGCCCGCGATAGCGCCTGCGCCGACCGACGCCGCCCCCTTCAGGGCGGTCCCGAACGCCTGGCCGGCCGTGACGCCCATGTTCCTGAAGAAGTCGATGAGCGGCCGCGCAGACAGTGAGCGCAGAGAGTTGATCGCGGCCTGGATGCCGGAGCGCAGCTGGAGGCCACGCACGCCAGCGGGGCCGACGTCCTTGATCAGCTGGTCGTAGGCGTTCCGTACGTTCTGGGCGAAGTCGGGGCCCGCCCCGGTTCGCGTGATGCCGCGTCCGGCAGAGGCGAGGATCGCGTTGAGCCGGGCGGTCTCGCGCTGGGCCGTGGACACGGCACGGGTGGTCTGGTCGCGGATGGCGTTCGACAGGGCGTCGGGCCCACCGAGCAGGCCGGTGATGAACGAGCGCCCGCCGCCGCCCACAACGCCGCCGCCTCCAGCGAAGGCACGACCGAGGGTCGAGTTGCTGGCGAACGTCGCCAGCATCCCTCGCTGCACTTCTTGCCCCGCCTTCTGCCCAGCGCCACGGAAGGCCGACAGCGCCTGGCGGCCGATGAGGAGCCCCGCGATGGCCGTGGCGAACGTGAGGGGGTTGCTGGCGACGAAGCTGATCGCCCCCTTGAGCGCTGCCTCCAACGCCATGCCGAGCAGTCGAGCCAGTTCGGGGACGTTGGAGATGACGCCCTGGCCGAAGCCGATGACGAAGCGGGCGGCGGCGAGGGCAGCGAACCCAGCAACGCCTGCCGCGCCGGCGACGAGGCGCGGGTCGGAGAGGACGTTGCCGAGCACCCGGCCGAGGCGCTGCGCCAGCTCGGTGGCGAACAAGCCGAAGTCGATGAGGTTGTCGACGGCGAAGACCCGGCTGAGCGCGCCGCCTGCTGCGCCGAGCCCAGCCTGTAGCCCTTCCAGGATCCGCTGCCCAATGTCCTGGAGGCCGCCGACGATCTCGTCGCCGAAGCCCTGCGCGAACAGCGCGCCGAGTCCGCCGCCCGCGGCCCCGATGATTCCACCGAGCGGGCCGCCGACCGCGAGGCCGCCGAGGCCGCCAGCGATGGCTGCGCCGAGCGTGGTGAAGAAGACGGTCGGGTTGGCCTTGGCGATGTCGACGAGCGCGCCAGCGAGATTGCCGAGCACATTGACAGCCGGCTGCACGAACTTCTGAACATCCTGGGCGAAGCCGACGATCGCGTCCCGGGCGGTGCCGAAGATCTCGCGGACCCGGTCCCCGAACTTCTCACCCGCTGTCCGGGTGTCCGACCCAGTCAGCGCCATCAGGAAGAGGTCGTCGTTGTCGGAGCCAGTGATGGCGTCGCGGACGAAGCTGAAGGCCGTCTGGAAGGCCCGCACGACGGGGCCCACCAGCGACCGGATGAAGTCGCCGATCTTGTCGCCCAGGGAGCGCTGGTCGACGCCGATCAGCGCCCGCAGGAAGGCATCGTTGTCGTCGTCGCCGCTGGTGAAGATGTCGACGGCGAAGTTCTTGATGACGCCCGCCAGCTCCTGGATCTTCGGGATCAGCTGGTCCCCGATGAAGTTGAACGCCTGTCGCGCCTCTCCGCCGAGTCGCTGGAAGAAGCCGACGATGCCGTCCCCCTGCATGGCGTTCGGATCGTTCGCCCGGAAGGTGTCGACCATCGCCTTGAAGCCCAGCTTGATGTCGTCGAAGATCTTGCGGGCGCCCTCGGAGTGCTCGAGGAGAAGGGCGATACCGGCGCCTGCGGCGGCGAAGGCGGCGATGGTCGCCCCGAGCGGGGTGAGCAGGGCGAGGAGCGCAACCCGCAGCAGGCCGAAGCCTTCGGCGATCAGCTTGATGCCAAGGAGGCCGCCGAGTCCGACAGCGAGGCCCTTCAGCCCGGTGCGGATTGCGGCGAAGACGCCCTCGCCCGACGCCAGGTTGTTGAACAGATTGGCGAAGACCAGCACGGCGTTGCCGGCGACGATCTGGAACTTCTCGTACGCAAGGATGAGTTGGGTCTCGATGGTGGAGCCGAGAGCGTCCAGCGCGCCACGCAGGCCCTGGTTCTGAGCAGCTGCTAGCTCGGCCGCGGTGCCCTGACGGCGCAGCTGATCGCGCATCGCGTCGAAGGCAGGCCCTGTCGTGTTCGTCAGGATCTCCGCCGCACGGACGGCATCAGAGCCGAACAGCGTGAACAGGCGCTCCGAGCGCTCCTGGTCCGACAGCCCCTCGAGGCCGGCGCGCAGGATCGTCAGGGTCTCGCCGAGGCCACGGGCGTCGCCGTCGGCTTCGAAGAAGGCCGTACCTGTGACGCCGGCCCGTTCCGAGATGAGGGCGAGCGCCTTCTCCGACTCCTTGGCGCCGCGGTTGGCCTGGAGGAAGAACGACCGGATCGAGGTACCAGCGTCCGAGCCGACGAGGCCACCCTGAGCCATGACGGCGAGAGCCGTGTTGAACTCCAGCAGCGCGTCCTTGGCGCCGAGGGCGGGGACCTGGAACTGAGCGAAGACCGTGGCGCCCTGCTTGAAGGCGGCCGCGAAGTCGGTGAAGCTGGTGCCTGCTGCCTTCGACAGCGCGTTCGCCACCTGGTCGGCGACGAGACCGGCCTCAGCCGCCTGGACCTTGAAGACGTTGATGGCCGCGCCGACGACCTGGGCGGCGTCCTCGGACGATGACCCGGTGGCGCGCGACAGCTGCAGCACACCCTTCGCTGCGGCGGTCGCAGCGGCGGGTGCCTCTACTCCGAGGTTGCCGAACTGCTTCGCCAGCTGCTGGATGGCCTGAGCCGCATCAAGCGCCGACACGCCGGGCAGCGAGATGTCGTTGCCGAGATCGAGGGCGGTCTTGCGGACCGACGCCATCTGCTCGTCGGTGAGCTGCAGCTGGGCGTCGAGGACAGCGAGGCCGGCGGTGAAGTCGGCGCCCGCCGTGAAGCCGTCCTTCAGTACCTTGACCAGGCCAGCCCCTGCGAGGATGCCACCCCCCACCCCGAGGGCGTTGGCGGCGGCCGACCGCCCAGTGGCGAAGCCTGTTACTCCGGTGGACAGCTCGCGCTCGAGGCGGTCGAGCTGCGCCGTCTGTCGGGTGATCGACGAGCTGATCGTCTGTTCCTGGGTGCGGAACGATCGGCTGATGATGTTCTGCCGGGTCGTCAGCGAGGACTGCAGACCCTGCGTCATCTCGCGGTTGCTGCGCGACAGGGCCGAGCTGATGGTCCGACCGATGCCGCTGAAGGCAGACCCGAGCCCTCGGGCTGTCGTGGAGAAGACGGTGCCGAGTCCGCGCTCAAGGGCACGGATCTGGTTGACGGCTGCCCGGAACAGCTCCACCCGGCGCTGGGTCGCAGCGCGGGTGGCGGCGAGAGCCTGGGCGCCCTCCTGCTGGGCGGCGACGATGCGTTCCTTCGACGCCGCGGTCTCTGCGGCGGTGATCCGCTTCGCGGCGTTGTTGGCGGCGTCGATCCGAGCCTTCGCTCCGGTCTCGGCGATGCGGGTGATCGACTGCTGGGCGATGTTCGCCTGGTTGGCCTGCGAGCGGATCGCCGCGGTCAGGTCGCCGAGCACCTGCCGGCCGCCAGCCGTGGCGGACAGACGGTCGAAGTTGCGGATGACGCGGTCGATGTTCTCGTCGAGGCGGACGAAGGACTGGCGGGTGGCGTCGAACGTGTCCGGGTCCAGGATCCCGCCGGCCTTGGCGTTAGTCCGGCTCAGCCCCTCCATGGTCTTGGCGAAGGCCTCGGCACCCTTCGTCGTCTTCTGCATCGAGGCGAAGATGTCGTCCATCGAGTCCTTGGCCGTCTTGCTCGCCTTCTTGGCGGACGTGGCCATGTCCTTGAACGGCTTCTCCAGCCGGTCGCCGAGACCACTCAACGACCTGCTGAACACCTGGTCGAGGGCGTTGACAAGGCCCTGCGCGATGCCTCTGGCTGAGCCGTCGTCCTCGAAGGTGACGGTTACCTGTTCGGACTCAGCCATTGGGCGGGAACGCTACTATGCCTGTCCAGCGGCTTCGCGCTCAGCGGTATCTGCCTCGAGCTTCGCCTGCAGCGCCGCCTTGCGCTGCGCCTGCCGTTCGGGGTCCTGCTGCATGGCGAGCATCGCTTCGAACTCGTCCATCGCCTTCTTCGGTGTCGGCGCCTTGGTGACGACGTTGCCGTCCTCGTCCCTGCTCGATCGGGGCAGGATGCCGTTGAAGAAGAACTCGTACATCATCGTCTGATACTCCGACGGGTTCGCCATCATCGGAGCGCTGTCGACGATCTCGGACCATGCGAAGTCGCACCAGTCCCCGAAGTGGAGACGCTGGTACCCGTCGCGGCCGAGCCGCCCGATCAGCTTCCCGCGGAGGCTGGCAGCGCGCCCTTGGCTCGCGTAGTACGCGAGGAGCCGCTGGACGACTTCGTAGGGTGTCCCTCGCTGGCCACCTCCACGAGGCGGGAGATCAGCGCGTTCAGCTTCTCGGCGTTGAGGTTGCGCTGACGGGCGATGAGGGTGCGGAAGCGCACCTGCTCGTCATCGCGGATCAGGCTGGTCGTGAGGCGGACGAGATCCGACAGCTTCGGATCCTCGTCGGCGACCATCATCAGCGACCAGAGGTTGACGTCACGCACGACGTGGAAGTCCTCCCCGAACACGCCCTTCACGAGGACGGTGTCGACGGGGGTGTCGTCGACGGCGAACTCGTCGCCGAAGTCGATGGCTGCAGGGGTCCTGGGCATGGGGAGAGATGCTACGTCACCGCGCACGGGCTCGCGCGCCACCGATGACGTTCGACATCACCTGGCGGAGGAAGCCACGCGCCTTGGTGGAGCCCGGGTGGGACACCTCCTTGGCGTACGCCCACGGCGGACCATCCACTGCGCCGCCCTCGGGGAAGCGGAGGTAGCCCTTGCCGCCGCGCCTCCGCCGGGCGCTGATCTGATGGGCGGTCGTGCCCTTGTCGAGGTACTCAATGACCTTCGGGTCGGCGCTCGAGGTCAGGGTGAGGAAGATGGGGAACGAGCCCGGGTCGCCCTCCACCTTGTAGTCCCAGCTCCCTCCAACCCGCGGGCCGTCCGATCGCCGCCTGTTCGCCGGTCGATTGAGGTTCACGCCTCGCGCCTGCAGCACGGCGTCGACCTGGTCGACCATCTGCTGGCCGTAGCGGTTGGCTCGACGCTCGATCTCGCGGGCGCCGGCGCGCCGCACGGCCTTGCTCATGTCCTCGATGGACACGGTGGTGGAGACGCGAATCACCAGCCGGGCGCTATCAGGGAGACGGAGAACTGCCAGGCGACGATGCCGCCGGAAGGCCGAGAGGGGATGAGGGCGGACATGCCCTGCCAGCCGCAATCTCGCAGGATCGTGTTCTGACTGCCCCGGCCGACGCTGGAGAAGATCTTGCGCATCATCGCTTCGGCATGCGAGTACGAGTGCATCGCGGCCTTCGTCATCGCTTCGAACGTCGGGGCCCCGTCGCCGCCGATCGTCGGGTAGCCCGACTCGCTCAGCTTGATGGCGACCTCCACCTGCGGGAGGGGGAACATGAGGCCGGAGGACGTGCTCTGGTTGCGGTCACGGGGGCGGACGCTGGCGATCCAGCCCGCCACGTAGTCGCTGCCCGGATGGTTGGGCTCGGCGTGAGAGACGAAGCCGACGAACTCATCGCACGTCGCTGGATCCAGCTGGGACGCCACGGCCTCGTACGCCACGGCGACCACCGAACCCACGACCTCGTAGAGGGAAGTGCAACTGGCGCTGCAGTCAGTGCAGTCGACGTCGGGCAGCGGCATGAGCGGAGCCTAGACGCGACGAAGCCCGGGGGATCACCCCGGGCTTCGTGCTCCGTCTTGCGATCAGGAAGCGGCGGGCAGGGTGCGGTAGCCGCAGCCAGCGAGGGCCGCGATGTCGTTGTACTCGGCCTGGGAGTACTTCACCTTGACCCGAGGGCTGTTCGGGATGTACGGCGAGCCGGCGGTGATGCCGGGCCAGTCGTTCCAGGGGCCGTTGAACAGCGCCGGGTTCCCCACCGAGACGCCGGTGAACGTCAGGTTGCGCACGTCGTTCTCGAAGGTCTCGTCACCGAGCGTGAGGCGGGCCTTGCCGAAGATGTGACCCTGCGCGTACGGCTGCATGACGCCACCGACGGAGCACTCGCCCGCGCCCTGGGCGGACATGCGGGTGATGATCTCGAGGTAGATCGGGGAGGGGTCGGCCTCGGTGATGTTCTGCTCGGCCCAGCCGATGACGTCGGTGTTGAAGTCGGAGAGCGCACCACCGAGGATGAGCTTCCCGCCGAACAGCACCTCCATCAGCTCCTCGTCGTGGAAGAGCAGCTCGCCGGTGAGGTTCACGCGCTTCGTGCGGGAGGGCTTCTCCACCGTGAAGCCCACGGTGCCGCAGCCCGTCTTGGGCTCGTAGAGCTGGCCCTCTTCGATGTCCGGCGAGGCGGTCATCGTGACGATGCCAGCCGTGATGATGCCGCTGTCGGCGCCGCCCTTCGGCGAGCAGTCCGGGTCGAGCTTGGCCGCACGGATGAGGCATGCATCGTGCGCACCGATGCAGACGCCGTTACCAGCGAGGTTCGATGCCATAGCGCTGAGTCCTTTCGAGGAACACGAGTACCCCGACAGCGTTCCGCGGGACCAGCGGTTTCGTCAAACGGGACGCCGAAGCAGCCATCCCCTCTCGTAGGCCTGCTCGGGGTGGGCGTGGATGTGGGCGTGGCAGGTGGCGCAGACGTCGAGGAGATTCTCCACCGTGTGCTTGCCACCCTGGGACCGCATCAGCCGGTGGTGGAGCTGGCTGCCGCGGCGCCGGCAGGACGCCGCGGCAGCCGCCTCGCACTTGCCCCCTGAGCGCGCGGCAACTGCCATCTTGACCGATTCGGGGACCTTGGACTTGGAACCCTTGCGTGCCGACGGGGTGCGCTTGCCTACATGCGGCTGCCACCCCGGGCGTGTCGCCTCGGGCCACTCACGTGAGAGTGACTTCCCCTGCTTGATCTTCGACGTGCGCGCCAGTGGGGTCTTGCGCTGCGGCGGGCCGGATCGTTTCAACGGCTCAGAACGACGTGGTGTGCAGAGCCCAGCCGTCGTCGACTTCCGGGGACCACACGATTGGTCGGGGGCCGAGGGCTGGGTACTGAGCGGCGAGGCGGCTGGTCCAGTCGAACATGCCAAGGACGGTGGGGTCGAGTTCGACGGTGACGCCATCCATGACGGCGGTGATCACTCGGGGGTCGAGGCGGGAGGTCTTGCCAGTGAGGGCTGTCAGCAGCTCGCAGGCGATCTCGGTGGCGGCCATGACGCCCACGAACGGAAGCAGGCCGTGCTCGTAGGTGATGGAGAACGTGCCCTCCTGACCGTCGGGGCGGCTGAGGTACTGGCAGCCCGGCCATGTCGTTGAGTGCTCGCCGACGCGCACGAGGCCCGCTCCATCGATGAAGCCGTACTCGGAGGGGTCGAGCGTCGTGCCATCGATCTGGACGCTGATCACGTCGACCATGTCGCCGGGGAGCGCAATGGCATCGAGGCGACAGCAGCCGCAGGCGTCGGACGGGTGGCCGCACATGCACGACCGGTCGGCGCACGGACGCACCGTGGACTCGCATCGCCCGCGCACTCGCCCGCCGGTCGCCAGGAAGACGAAGTCCGAGGCGGCGTCGATGATGTCGGAGATCGTGAAGTTGGTCCCAGCGAGACCGTCGAGCGAGCAGCTGCAGTAGCTGTCGACCCGTGCTTCAGTCGTGAGCTGCTCGCATGCGTACTGGCGGGCCATGTTGAGACCCTAGACCTCGCCCATCACGAACTTCTCCACCCAGCGGGCAGCCTGCGCGCCGGCGTGGCCGTGGCGGTCGGGGCCGTAGGCGTAGAGGGCGGCGGACGAGGCCAAGATGTTGCTCTTCATCCCGTTGAGCCAGTAGGTGAAGTCGAAGGCGATGAACTCCTCCGGGCTGTCGACCTGGTGGCCGGGGACGTGATCCCAGAAGCGCAGTCCATGCTCCACGTCCTTGCGATACCACGGGGCGTTCAGGACGATCGACGGGATGCCGAGATAGGCCGCCTCGTAGAGCAGGGACGTGTTGTCGGCGATGACGAGGTGAGCGCGGCTCAGGATCTCGGCCGGGTCCGCAGTCGACTCGATCTGCAGGTTGCGCCAGATCTTGTGCCCGACGGGGTCCTTCGGGTGCCAGGTACCGATCACCTCCCATCCGTCGGCGCGCAGGGCGCCGACCATGCTGTGCAGCATCTCGATGTAGTGCTCCCTGGCGGAGCGAGCCTCCGGGGCGACGAACGCTCCTCGAGCGTCAAAGTGGAAGGTGATCGCCGCGACCTTGTGCCTGGCGAAGCGGATCGGCCGGCGTGGGATGTCGTCGAGGGCGGGCACACCAGCGGCGAACGCCGGGCGGTTCCAGAGGCGGGCGACCTGCTCGGACGGCGAGATGTAGCCGACGACGCGCTTTGGGTGGTTGGACCCGTGGTAGCAGAGGTGCCCACGGGAGGTCTCGTCACCGCCGTACGCCTGGCCGGCTCCGTGCTCCACGTAGATGATCCGCTGGTGCGGAGCGTTGGCGACGTCGTAGTAGCCGCCGACCATGACGACGTCCTGGGTGGGGTAGCGCTTCGTTGAGGCGGTGCGGCCGACGAGCAGGTCACCCTTCAGCGAGGGGTCGAGATGCTTCCAGACCGCTTCGACGTGGCGGCGGTACTGGGGGGTGGTCGCAAGGGCGTGTATACGCATGTGAGACGGCTCAGAGCTGCGAGAGGAAGAGTTCGTCGTACATCGGGGCCATCTTCTCCCATGTGTGCTCCTGGACCCACGTGCGGGCAGCTTCCCTCTGTGTCACCAATGTCTGCCGGTCGTAGTTCAGTTCATCGATCCGGCGGGCGATCATCCGGGGATCGGCAACCCATGTCTCAATGTGGCCGTAGCGCACCCGCTGGCCCCTGCCCTTGGCGGCGGGGATCGGGATGATCGGCCAGAAGCGGTTCGGCTCGCAGTCCGTCATGATCGGAATGACGCCGGCCTGCAACGCCTCCTGGGCGGGCAAGCTCAGGCCGCCGTAGCGACGCGGGAGGATGACGGCGTGAGCGCCGTCGTAGAGCGACCAGCGATCCTTCACGCCGGTCTCGATGACCTCAACCTTCACGTTGGGTGGGACACGCAGATGGAAGCCCTTGTTGATCGACCCCCTGCCGTCCTGTCCGATGATGCGCAGGGTCACTTCCGTCTTGAGGATCGACGCCGCCCGCAGGAGCAGCTCGGTCCCGTTGCGGTCACCGATGGCAGCGTGGCCGGCCGGGTGGACGATGACGAGGGGGGCATCGATGTCGGCCGCCTTGGCGCGACAGGCGTCCGCCACCGGCACCGGGATGGTCGGCCCTTCCGGCACGCCGTCGAGACGCCAGGGAGTCGGCCACACCCACTGGGTCATCGGGAGGGCGGGCTGGAACGGGCCCCACAGCTCGCAGTTGCCCTGGACGACGGCCCGGACGTTGGCGTTCTCCACGGCGCGGGCGAAATGCCAGCTGTACAGCGTCTCCACTGAGAACAGCACGTCGATCCGGGAGAGGAACTCCTCGTACTCGTAGCGGAGCAGCTCGCCGTCCTTGAGGTGTGCCCGGTAGATGTCATCCGGTCGGTGTGGCTCCCACAGGTCTTCCGGCCACACGGGGTCGCCGTCGACGATGTGCAGGGCGGCCTCAAACGGGAAGCCCCGCCACGCCTCCTGGGTCTGCGTGGCCAAGCCGCGCGCCGTTGAGCGGATGATGATCCCGGCCCTCATGTCTGGTTTGCTCCTGCCGGCGCGCCCGGTGGGCGGTCACCCCTGTAGCGGTACTTGAACTGTTCCTCGTACTTCGAATCCGGCCCGCGGCCGTCGAGGTGAGTGGAGCGCTGGATGCTGTCCCCTGCGGGATGCCACAGGCCCATGCGCCAGCTCTCCCATGCGTCAGCGCCCTGGGAGAGCCAGGCGCCTTCGACGATGCCGAACATGGCGTCCTCGATCATGCAACGCGCCGTGGTCTCAAAGTGCCGCAGGATGAACTTCTCGTAGAACGACACCTTCGCCACGTGAGGGCGCTGGGACCACTGCATCGTCGGGCGCCAGCCGTTGGAGTGGACGGCGCCGGTCATCAGGTGCTCGTGCTCGGGGTGCACGGCCGCCTCGTGGTAGAAGCGGATGACGTTCAGGTCGCTCGCCTTCATCGCCGCGATCACCTGGTCGAAGTCGATGTCGCCGACGAGCGGCGTGTCGTGCTCAACGTACATGAGGTACTTGGAGTCGATGTGCGGCAGCGTGCGGCGCAGCATCTCAACTTGGTGGCAGAACTTGTTCATCACGATCGGCGTGACGTTCCACCACTCGTGCTCGGCGAGCAACATCAGGTCGCGCAGGTAGTCGGTGTAGCGCTCCTTGTAGTGGGACAGCTCGCTGCGAGGCATGTCGCAGGTGATGAGGATCTCCGCGTCGGTTCGCTCCCGGATCGAACGCACCGTCTCTTCGATGATCTTCGTGCTCGGATGCGACTTGATCGGCGACGTGGGAACGATCACCGTCAGCGGGTGCGGGGCGTCGTTCCCCACCTGCGAGGCGAGCGTGCGAGCCATCTCCCTGCGGCGGGTGTGCCACCAGCCGTGAGTCATCAGCTCAATCTCGGCTGCAGTGAGGAGCTGCTCTGCGGAGTCCAAGAGAGAAGGCAACCTTCGCCAGTCGGTGATCGGCGCGATCGGGAAGCCCGGGGCCACCATGTCCCAGTACCCCTGCCCAGCCCCGTCGGCGCGCAGGCCATCAGGGATCGGGATCGTACCCAGCTCGAGGGCTTCGTAGAACCTGAACGAGTCCTGCGTGATGGCCCCCGACGGAGCGGGGGCCCACCACGACCGAGCGAGGGCATCGAGGTACTCGGGACGATCAAGGCCAGTGAGGAAACCCCTCGACTCCCGGACGAAGGAGTTCGGCACTCGCACGGTGTTGGCGAAGGCGTCGTCGCGCCGCTGGTGCGTGCGCTGGCCGGCGAGCATCGCGCGGTGTTCCTTGGGCTGCGGAATGGCGTACTCCCATGCGCGAGCGGAGCCCACCCCGAAGAACTGAGTACCGACCGGGTAGCTCGCCTCGGGTCGCGGCGTCTGGATCCACAGCCTCATGTTGGGGTGGTTGAGCTTCTCCACCGGGAAGGCAGCACCCTCGTCGGAGGTGATGAAGAGGATCAGCTCTGCGATACCACTCAGCTGCTTGTTCACCCAGTCGACGTCGTCGACATGGTTGCCGCCGGGGAGGACCACCACCCAGGGGTGGAGGCTGCCCGCGCGGCCGATGCTCGACGTTGTTCCGTGCGCAGCCGACATGAGCGTCGCCGGTCGCTTCTGCGCGCCGTTGAGGAGATCCTCCACGATCCATTCGTCCCAACGGCAGCGCGAGCACACGCCCTCCTTGGCGAGCCAGATGACGGGCACCGTCACCCCCACTTGGAGTCCTCCTTGCAGATGACGGCGTTGAACTGGTGCTGGTCCTTGACCCAGTCCGAGCGCGTGACCGGCCCCAGCGCCTGGAGGGGCAGGCACTCAGTCTCCAGCCACAGCCTGGTGTCGTCCATCGGTGCTGGATCCTCGCGCTTCGGCGGAAGGATCCAGCATTCGTAGCCGACGCCGATAAGCCGCTCGAGCAGCTTCGGATAGCTGTCGTTGAAGACCGGGCTGCACTCGATCAGGGCGTGGGTGACGGTGCCGACGCTGAACAGGTCCCACATGGCGTTGACGGCGTGCTGCTCGGTGCCTTCGATGTCCATCTTCACGATGCACGGCTCGGGCCACATGATGTCCGGGTCCCAACCCTTGTCGATCCACTCGTGGAACCTGTAGATGTGCCGGTCGTGGCGCTTCTCCAGCAGCTTCAGGTTCTGCTCGTTGGCATCGATCGCAACCACGGCGAGGCCCCACTGCCGGGCGATCACCGTGTACCAGCCGATGTGGCAGCCGATGTCGACGAAGGTGGACTCCGGGTTGCCCGCGAACGCCGAGGAAAGGACAGCCGTCTCGACCGGCTCCCACACGCCGAGCTTCTGGATGCAGTCGCCCACGGTCCAGTTCTCGTCGACCGCGATGTCGTCGTGGAACTCGAGGTCGAAGATCTTATGCAGCCGCGTCGGGATCGGCGTCAGGTCGGGGAAGTAATGCGCCTCGGCCAGGTTCACCTTGCGCCGGCTCACCGCGGCCGCCACTCCGCGGGCTGGAAGTACATGTGCTGCTCGTGGTCGTAGCCGAGGTTGTACAGCCTGAAGTTGAGACCCTCCATGTAGGAGACCAGCTCCTGGGGGGTGGTGCCGAAGTCGCGGATCATCAGATCCTCGTGGACTGAGACCCACACGTTGGGCCGATCGCCGACGAGAGTGCGCTCGGCGCCCTTCAGGACGCCCAGCTCGGCGCCTTCGACGTCGATCGTGATGCCCTTCGGCGGCTTCCCCGTGGCGAGGGACAGCTGATCGATCGACACCGTCTTGATCGAGTCGGCGTGGTTGTTCGGATGACGGTACGCCATGGCCGGGCACTCGGGGCCATCGATGAACGGGGTCCACGAGCGGACGTAGATGTCGCCTTCGGAGGCATCACCTGCGAAGGCCTGGGCGGTGGCGAGCGGCATGTGGAGCCCGTTCTCGTCCCAGCCCATCTTGATGTTCGGCCAGAAGTCCTGCGACGGCTCGACGAGCACCATGTTCTCGCCGCCGACGTGCAAGCCGAAGATGACCGACATCCACCCGTGCTCGGCGCCGATGTCGTAGAGGACGTCGCCGCGGCGCAGGATGCTGAGCATCGACTTGATGCGCTCGCGCTCCCACGGTGAGTCAGGGCCGCGCACGGCATCCCAGTCGGCTACCGAGTCCGGCACGACGATGTCGAAGCCGAGGATGTTCTCGCGTCTCATGGCTGGGGCCTCTCTGCCTTGATGAACAGTTCGCAGTTCGGGTGGAGGCAATCCTTCACCCAGAACCCCATGTCCTGGTGGTAGGGCTTCCCCCACTGCGGTGGATGGGTGGTGCCTGCTGGGTCGAGCTTGCCGCGCGACACGTGAAGGTCGGTCTCGGGGTCGTCGTAGCTGGCGAACTCATAGGTGGCGCCCATTACAGCCCCACCAGTCCGAGAGCCCAGTCCAAGCGGTTGGCATAGGTGTGGTTGGCCCAGACGTGGAGGTAGCCGGTGCGGCGGATGTCCTCCGCTGCGGTGGGCTCATCGAGGTAGTACGTGATCAGAGAGTCCAGCTGATCCCAGTGGCCGAGATCCCACCCGAGAGCATGGACACCGCCCTGAACGAGGTCGGTGTCCATCGTGCCGAGGACCCCAGGAACGAACGGATGGAGTAGCAGGCCGCCGCGCCCGATCGTCTCAAAGACGCGGTCGCTGCAGTAGTGCGTCATCGGGGAGCCGTCCGACTTCGGGACGAGGCAGCTGTCACCGACCACCACCTTGGCCGAGGCGTAGAGATCGGCGAGGCCCTGGCCGCGGATGGCGCCTTGGCGCGCCCCTGGGAAGAACGCAACGCGGTCGCCCCACTTGCGCTGCAGGTGCTTAATCAGCTGGGGGCGGTGCTGCCACTCCTCGTGGTATCCGCCCTGCCAGGAGCCGACGAACACGATGTCGAAGTCGAACTCGGGCCGGTACTCGCCGCGGACGCAGTTGTGCGGGGCGATGGCTGGCGGGGACCAGTGGTGGTTGACGTCCGCCGCCCCGAACTCGGCCTGGTGGCCGCCGTCAGCGGTGAGGACGTAGTCGCAGCGGAAGAACGGCTGGGACAGCACCCGCTTCCAGCGCTGCAGCCCCCACCAGCGGTCGAGGTGGAAGCCCATCGTCGGCACACCCTGGATCCGGGCGAGCCACTGCATGTGCCGCTGGATCTCGTGGCCGACCTTCTCGGCGTAGTCGTGCGTCGACGTCCAGAGGATCAGGTCGGGGAGTGGGCCCTCTTCGCGCAGGGCCTCAACAAGCCTCTCCCACTCGCCGATCTCGTTCTCCTGGTACCGCGTCACGTCGTGGCCCATGTCCGTCAGAGTGCGGAGGACGTCGTTCTCCGTGGAGTGGGGCGGGCCGAAGTTGCCGATGTACGCGATGGATGCCACGGGGGCATGCTATGTCTTCAGCTCGCCGGCGGCAAGGAGCGATCAGGCGATGCTGGTGGCGACGTCAGACCTGGCGCCGACGACGAAGGCTGGATCGAAGGCAAAGAGCCCGTAGCGCACGACCTGGGCGACGAAGTCGTTGTGCGAGCGCTTGAACGACTCCCACCACAGGCCCGGCGCCTCGGGCGGCGACATGCGGTAGTAGACCGGCCCGGAGCCGTAGATCCAGGACTGCCCCAGGATCTGCCCAGCGGGGGCCGACCCGTCGTAGCCGGCGTCGGCGACGATCCGGTGGCCGCCAGCGGTCTCGTACTGGCCGTTGCGGAAGGTGACCGCCCCGGCTGCCACCACACGCACCAGCATCGCCGTCGACATGTGGATCAGGCCGCGGCGCCCCTTGAGGCGACGATCGAGGCCGCCGACGACAGCGGACAGCGCACCCAGCGGCGTGACGTCACCCGTGGTGATCACGTCCGCCTGGTCACGCAGGTCGAGGTTCGGGCCGCCGAGGCCCCACACCTGCTTGGCGAGATCGAAGGACTCCACCGAGCGGGTCTCGTCCAGGATCCACTGCTCCAGCTCGTTCTGCGTGAAGCCACCCAGCGCCGAGCACGTGATGGCGTTCTCGACCCGGAACGGCAGGAACGTGGCGGGGGCTTCGAAGCCCTGCACCGTGCCGAAGCTGTTCTCCAGAGTGATGCACGGGTCCTCGAGCGGCGTCAGGTTGACCGAGGTGGAGATACCGCGCGGCACGAACGTGACGCCGGCGAGCCAGCGGTCCGAGTTCGAATCCGGCCCCTGCACCCATTCCAGCGGCAGCATGGAGTACAGGTCGACCGCCTGTCCGATCGGGAGGGGCTCCGGGATCGGGAGGGACTGGATCTGGGGGGCGAGCACAGGCATGCGGTCATCCTCTCACAGCGAGGGCCCGGCCCTCTCGGACCGGGCCCTCTCTCACGGGGTGTTCGGGTTGCTCCTGGTCAGGAGGCGGCGCCGACCTCGTCGTAGCCCTCGCAGTTGAGGACGACGTCGGCGATCTGCTGGCCGTTGAAGCAGAGGTTGTTGAACTCGAGGACGTGCGCCGGGCACGACGTCGTGTTCACGATGCCCTCGTAGTTCTCGTAGAAGAGCGTGTACTCGTTCTTCGAGAGCGACGTGTTGTCGCGCATCACGTTGTTGACGCCGAAGTTCAGCTCGCCGCGGTCGATGACGGCGAACTTGTTGGTCGGGGCGATGAGGATCTCGAGGTTGCGGGTGAACTGGCCGAGGCGGCCCGTCACCTGGAACTTCGGGATCGGCGTCGCCCACGACGGCGTGTCGATGAACCAGTGCGGCGTGACGCCGACCGAGGTGAACAGGGCGTTGACCTGAGCGTCGGACGGGACCCCAGCGAAGGAGCCGTCGGTGCGGCGGCGCCGCATCATGTCGGCCTTGATGGCGTACAGCGCCCAGCGCGGGATCCACGCCTCGAACGACGGCACGTCCCAGCGCTGCAGCTCCTGGTACAGGGCCAGGTAGTTGAGGAGGTTCGTGATGATGCTCGTGCTGGCGTTGTAGCCGAGCGTGTGAGCCTCAACGACGGTCGTGTCGACGGCCATCGCCTCCAGCAGCTGCACCTCTGCCATGCGGGCCCAGCGGGCCTGCAGGCGGTTCAGCCACGCTTCGACCAGCTCCGGGTACGTCGCGGCGAGCATGTTCTTCACCGTCATGCAGCGGTAGACCGCGTACATGTAGTAGCTCGACGGCGTGTTGCACTTGATGGTCTGGCAGGCTTCCTTGGTGGCGGCCGGGTTCGCGTCGTCGTCGCGGTCCCAGATGCCGAAGCCGGTCTTGATGTCCTCGAGCGTCGGCGAGGACATGATCTGCACGCCGCCACGGGGCGCCTGGTAGGTGCGCAGCGAGCCCTTGACCGGACGCCGGGTCACGTTGTCGCAGGCGAGGCCGTAGACCGTCGGCAGCGGGGCACAGAGGGCGGCGGTGACCTCGTCCTGCTCCATGAGCTTGAGGTTGTCGCCGATGCGGGCCATCCCGCCCTTGCCCTCGTCGAGCTTCATGATGTCCGGGATCTGCGCGGCGGCCGAGCCGACGTAGTGCTTCATGCCCGAACCACGGGTGTCGGCGGCCATCGCCATGAGGGCGGCGCCTGCCTCGGCCCAGCTGGAGAACCGCTCGCCCTGCTTCTTGCCGGCGACCGTCGCCAGCGCCTTGAAGACCTCAGCCTCCGAGCGGCGCTCGGCGACGTTGGTGGGCGTGGTGGCGAGGCCCGTCGTGGTGACGACCGGCTTCGTGGAGACGGCTGCCTCGTCGTCGGGCTCCGGCTCAACCGGGGGATCGACTTCCTCTTCCTCGGGGGCGGCTGGGGGATCGACGACCTCGTCGTCCGCGGGGACCGCGGGCGGCTCGGGCGCATCGGCCGGATCGACCTCGTCGAAGGTGGCGATCATTGAGAGCACGGTCTCGCGGGCCTCGGTGTACTCGGCCTGCAACGCGCTGCGGTCGAGCGCACCCTCGTCCTCGCCGCGCTTGCGGGAGAGTTCGGTGCGGAAGTCCGAGCGCAGGGTGGCGAGCAGCGCGCTGAGCGCCGCACGATCGAGGCTCGTCAGATCCTCGGGGAGCTGGAACATACGAGGCCCTCCTGGACGCTCTGGATGAATGCTGCAGGCCATGCTGCTGGCAGCATCCCGCTTTGGTCAAACGAGACCGCGGTCGGCGTCCTCTTCGGCTTCCAGCTCCAGATCCAGAAGGAGGTCGTCGACGGCCTCCAGCTTGCCCAGCACGTCCTGGACGACGGGCGTGTTGTCGACCGGCGTCTGAGCGAACGTCCCGTTGTTCATCATCACGAGGCGGCGGGCGAAGTCAGAGCGGGCCTCGGGGGTCATGAAGTCGAACGTCAGCAGCGGATCGATGTTCATGTTGTACGAGTTGGTGTTCAAGGCCGGCGCGTCGGGCGCTTCCGTCTGGCAGTCCGGCACGAACGAGGCGACGACCTCGAGCACAGCGCCGTTGCCGTCGGTGTAGACCTTGGATCCGGGCACGTCGTAGCCCGGCACGTTGCAGGAGACGATCGCCTTCAGCCGACCGTCGCCCATCCAGTGGCCGGAGATCCGCGAGGCGCGGGCCGCGTAGACACTGGCGCTGGTGACGCCGGGGCGCACGACGCCGGAGATCCACGGGCCGTGGACGCCGTGCGTGACGCGCACGTCGGCCCAGGCGTTCTCGATCCCGCCGTAGGCCTTCGCCACGTCACCGTGGCCGAGCGGCTTGTCGGGGTGGCCGCCCTGGAAGAAGATCGGACCGGTCGGGACGTTGCCGCGACTCGTCAGCACGCTGGAGCAGTTGAAGCTGGAGTACTCGGTCGGGTCGTACGGGGCGATGACACATCGGGCATCGATGCCGTCGTGGCAGACGTTCCAACGGGCCAGGTTGCCGTAGACCGGGACCCAGCCGTCGCCGTCCATCTCGCCGACGGTGATCGGGGTCGGCTTGCTGTCCTCGGCGCGGTGGAAGTACTCCCACGGCGGGCGGGGCTCGCCGGATGCCGTGATCTCTTCGCGCTGGGGGACGTCGAACTTCAGGTCATACGTGACCGTGAAGCCGCCGTCGATCTCCAGGGGGTTGTCGGACTCATAGAGCGAGGCGAGCACCTCGGGCTCCAGCTCAAACTGGGAGTCCTTGAACGCAGGGATGCCGAGCATCGTGGTGGAGGCGACGGACCACTTCTCGAAGACGACCGTGTACTCCATGAAGTCGGGGTCGTTGGGGTCGTCGGACTTCCACTCGATCGTCACTTCGATCTCAGCCATGTGGATCGAGTTGCCGGTCATCGCCTTGGCGTCGATGTAGCGCGCCGCCTGGCGGCCGTTCTCGTCGTCGATGAGCCAGCCCCACCCCGTGGCCGTGTTGTTGTCCGGGTCGAACTCCACGGCGTCGAGCCGGCCGATGATGACGTTCCGACCGTGTGCCTCGCCTTCGAAGAAGCCGCCGAACACCGTCCGCGGCAGGTGGCGCACGCCGGCGCCGCTCGAGCGCAGTAGACGACCGTCGCCGGTCTCTTCGTCGAGCCGCACCAGGTCGTTGATCTTGAAGGCGCGCAGCATGCCCTTGGGCTTGTCCATGACGCGTGCGCCGTAGGTGGTGATCATCAGTCCTCCGGTGGGGTGTCTGGGCTGCCCGGGTTACCGACTCCCGGACCCTTCGTGGGGTCGTCGCCCGCCTTGCCGGTCGGGCCGCTCTTGCCTGAGAACTTCAGGACCATGTCCCAGTCGATCTCGCTGATCTTCTTGCCGGTGAACAGGCCGAGGTACGGGTTGCGCGTCTGGCGGCCCATCCAGCGGATCTGCTCCTGCTCCTCGGGCGCATCGTCTTCGTCGAAGCCACTGACCGAGCGCAGCGTCGCCAGCTTCAGGCCGCCGCGGTCCTCGATCTGGCGGGCGTCGTCCTGCTGGTTCGTCTTCGATGCGGCGCGGTTCATGTCGAACCCGACGCGCCACTTCACGATCTGCGCGTCGTCGACGCCAGCCTCCTTGAGCTGCTTGTGCAGGATGAGGCGGGTGAACGCCCAGCACGCAGCTTCGACGTCGGGCTTGGCCACGAGGCGCAGCTCGTCGTCGGATACCGACCAGGCGTTGAAGCGGGACGATTCCTCGCCGACGCCCTTCGTCGCGTTGGCCTGGATGTCGAGGCCGGTGAAGATGCGATCGATCATCTCCCGGCGCAGCGAGAGATCGGTCTCGAACACCTCGCTGTCGATGAGGATGTGCTTGATCTTCTCGCCGACGTCGTCGGGGCCGGAGACCAACAGCGGCAGCCAGAACTTCGCCGACTCGTAGTCGAGCTGGTTGCGAGTCATGCTCTTGATCAGCGAGTCGAGGACGTCGTCGATCCTGGCCGCGTCGGAGACGCCTTCGTTGACCCCGTTGTCGGGGTGCGCCCACGCCGCCGAGCGCATCGACTGCGGGATGAACAGGATCCCCGCCGAAGCGAAGCGGGAGGCCAGCTTCGCCCGGAGCGAGAGCGTCGACAGGTGCAGGACTTCGCATTCGGTGTCGAGGGCGAACAGCGGGGAGTCCGGGAGGTCGACCCAGCGGTCAGACGGGGCCCACACCCGGCCGAGGTAGTCCTCGGCGGCGACGGTGCGCAGGCTGGTGTTGCCCTCGTCGGAGATCGGCAGGGTGCGCCACCTGAACTCGGTCGCGCCCCCCGTCCTGCGTGCTCCCTCGTCCAGGCTCGCCTGATCGATCTCATCGACCGACATGAAGTGGTAGCCGTCGTAGACGCCGCCGTTCTTGACCCGGATCAGGTGAGAGTCGGCGGGAACCTTCATCAGCGTGAAGTAGCGCGAGATCAGGCCTCGCACGCCGCCGAACGGCGAGTAGATCCCGTCGACGATGGCCGCCTCGCGTCCGGTGTCCCGACGGACCCAGACCCCGGGCTTCTGCTCGTACTCGGCGAACAGCTCGGTGTAGCCGGCGATGCGAGCAGCGCGAGCAACGGCGTAGTGGACCTCGCCGAGCTTCTCGAACCAGTCCCACGGGTTGTGCGACGAGCCGAAGTGGTTCTTCGTGGCCGAAACGAGCGTGTGGAGGTACCTGGCCTCGTTCGGGTCGGAGATCCTGATCTCACGCGCCGCGTACGTCGACTCTTGCCCGGTTGGGCGTGTGAGAGTCGCCGTGCTACGGCGTGGGTTCGGAAGGGCCATCGGTTTGCTGCTCCTGACGCGCCAGCGCATGGTAGAACGCCGTGGCGTCCATCGTCTCCCAGCCGTCGACCCCTGATCCCGGCAGAACGGCCGTTTCGAGGGGGAACGGGTCCAATCCCCGCTTCATTCGCTCATCGGCGAGCAGTAGGTCGTACAACTCGGGGCAGAACGCCCGCAACCGCCTCATCGCAGCCCGTTTCGCCTTCTCCTGCGCTTTGCGCGCCTCGATTCGACGCGGATCCGCCTTCCGACGGAGGTACTGACGCCGATTCCGGGCTGTCTGGGCGGGCTTGGCGGACTTGACGGGGTATCGACCCCCCTCGAGGGCGACGAGGACGGTCTTGGCGGCCTCTGCGACCCCTCGGGAGCAGCAATCGGGGCAGTATCCGCCCGATCGGACCGCAACATGTTCCAGAACGAGCCGATCACACACCCCAGAGGCGCAGATCCGGTAGCCGACGACCTCAACTGCGCTCATCCCCCGCGATCGTACGCACCCGCAGCAGGATCAGCGTGCCATCGGGCCGATGGACGAGCTGCCGGGAGTCCTCCAGTGTCTTGACGGCGGCGCGCGCCGTGAGCTGGTGGCCGTCGAAGGCCTTGAGCACGTCGGTGTACTTGCTGAACGTCATCCCGTCGTGGTCATAGCCCCCGCGGATCACCTGCAGGGCGGTCTCGACTTCCTCCGATGTGGCCCTCGGGACGAACTCGGGGTCCGGCAGGTCGAAGATGTTCGCCGGCGGCTTGCGCTTGTACTGCTTGGCGTAGGCCGCGGCGGCGATCTGACGGCCCTCCTTGGGTGAGATCATCCCGGCGAGACGCCCCTGCGGCGCCTCCAGGGCCAGGCGGCGCTCGGATTCCTCCTCCTCCCACCGCGCATGGAACCGGTCGTACTGCTTCTTGAACACTGCCCACGCCGGGGCGCGCAATCCCTCGTGCTCGTCGATGAGTGAGTTCGTCGTCTTCATCGCGATGAACGCATTCGACAGCGATCGGAGCTTCTCCACCCACAGCTCGACCTGGTCATCCCCGAATGGGAACGCCACCGCCAGCGGCGTGAGCACCTTCAGGGCCTCTTCCTCGGTCATGACGTCCTCTCCATGCGTCGAGCGATCGCTGAGCCACCCGATGACAGCTTCGGAGCCTGAGAGCGCACCGGGGGCGGGCAGGCGTTCCAGTTCTCTCCCTTCAGCCACTTCTGGGCGTACGGGATGAACTGAGGCTCGCCGCGACGGTGCCAGTAGTCGACCCAGACTTCAAGGCCCGCCAGGATCACTCCCACCTCGTCCTTCTTGGCCGCTGCCTTGAAGGCGTCGTGGGCGGCCGGCTTGCCCTCGCCTCTCGGGTAGAGCGACCAGAACTCGTTGAATCCAGGGGTCCCGTCGTACCCAGACGCGCGTCTCTCTCTCTTCTCTATCTCTGTAGTGGTAGTGCGTTCGTCGGTTTGGGTACCACCAGACCCAACTTTGGGTTCCTGGATACCCACGCCGATACCCAGTTCGGGGTCATCCTGGGCGAGGTAGATGTCGCCATCGACGGTCTTGGCGATCGCCCCGATGGCCTTCAGCGCGGCGAGATGCTTCCGGCACGCCTCGTCTCCGATGCCGACGACCTCGGACACGCTGACAGCCAACTCGCGGTCGGAGCGCCACTCGGTGTCGCCCGCTTCGAAGGCGACAACCTGCAGGCCGGCGTACACCGCCATGCGTGTGGCGTTGCCGTAGACGTCGGGGTGCTTGATCACCCAGATCGGGGTGATCGCGATCTGGGCGGTGCGGATCCTCATGAGGCCAGCGCCCGAGCATTCTCAACGGCAGCGTTGAGGGTCGTCAGCGCCAGCTCGAGGTTGAGCGCCAGCTGGAGCGCCTCCTCTCGCGCCGACGCCAGCTCGACGCCGACGCAGCCCATGTCGATGATCCCAGCGTCGACGAGGGCCGGGAGGCGGAGCAACATCTCCACCAGACGGCGGCTCGCATCGTCACCGATATCGCAGCGGGCGTCGCGGATCAGCTGATGCGCCAGCCATTCGTCGGCGTCCTTGCGGGACTTGGACCGGTTGCAAGGGGCGCAAGATGGGACGGTCAGTCTGCCGCCGCGCGAGCGGGGCGTGACGTGATCGTTCTCGGTGGCCTCATCGCCGCAGTAGGCGCACTCGTAGATCTTGAACGGGTACATGGCTCTTCCCTTCGCTTCTGGCGTCGGGTACGCTGAGCCCCGACGTGATTGGCGTCCGTCATCGTGCCATCTGAGCCCTCGCTGCGCAAGACATGCTCGCCCGCTGGTCTTGTGCGGCGGGGGCTCTGGCCGTTACTGTGCCAGTAGCCAAACGGGAGCGATGTCCACCCGCCTGACGGCCGGCCCTCCGACGACGGGGCCGGCCGTTGGCGTTCCGGGCTTGTATACGCAGCTGATCTGTGCATAGCATGTCGGCATGCGGGGATTCGAAGAGCGCGACGAGCTGATAGGCCGATACGAGATCGCCGACGGCTGGGTCGACTTCCTGCTCCACCACAGCTGGTGGAAGTGGAAGCCCTGGACCTCGTGCGTCTGTGTGTGGACCCACGGGAACCCCGAACCCGAGATCCTCCACCGTCGCTTCTGGACCAAGCACGACGCCCTTGATCAGAGCCGCCGGGCGCTCTTTGAGATGACGCTGGAGGCCCAACGTGCCCGCTGATGAACCGCCGTTCAATCGCCATCGCCCGGCGACCATCGTCCGATGTGCGACGTGCGGCGAACCGTGGCCGTGCGATCAGGCGTCTGAACCGCCGTCCATCAGCGACGAGGCGCGAGCCGTGCTCGACACCGATGAGCCCGTCGTCCGAGTCGGACTCCCAGCCATCGGGCGATGGCTGGAGGCCGACCGTGACTAACGAACCGCCGTTCAATAGCGACCCCCTCGCCCACCTCCCACCAAACACTCGTCGCTACTTCCGCGAGGGCCGCAGCGGTGTCTGTGAGCGTTGCGAGTCGCGGGAGCAACTGATTGACGGCATCTGTCGCCCGTGCGAAGAATCGGCCGATGGCTAGCAACCCGCGGACCGACGTGAGCAAGTGCCCGCCGTGGCCGAGCAGTCCGCCGCCTGCGCCTGCCATCGAACCGCCGTTCATCTGCGCCATCTGCGGCACGCGCCGACCATTGGCCGACATGGGATGGTGCGCCGATGACGTACAGGTCTGGCACTTCTGTCTGGACCCTTGCTACCGAATCGCCGAGCGATGGATGGACGGCTATGCCAGCACCAGCTAACGAACCGCCGTCCGATAGCCCCTGCCGCTGCTCGGACCTCATCCCTCTGAGGTTCGCGCTCTGTCCAGACTGTGCCGACCTGCTCACAACTGACGATCTACTCGACGTCGTGCTCGGCAGCGGAGCGACGGTGCGGATACCGCACGCCATCACGACTCACGGAACCGCGGTGGTGATTGGGGACAAGCGCGGCGTAGTGAGCACGGGCGAGGGTTCGTCACTCGTCCACGCTCTGAGGGCGGCGATCGCCAATGCCTGACCCCGCTACCGAACCGCCGAAACAGGTCGCCGACATGTTCTACGTGGTTGATCGCGACGGCCGCTTGTGGTGGGGAGCGAACGACCCCGAGACGGCGCGCACATCGCTGTTCGCTCAGAGCTACACCATCGTGCGGGTCAGCCCGGACGGAACATGGAAGGTGGTGACCGGTGCCTGACTGGAAACGCGGACGCTGGTTCCGGGTGCTCGCCCCCGACGGCTCGCTGTGGTGTGAGACCAGCGATGGCCGTGAGGCGGTCACCCGCATGCGGTCCGGCGACATGCTGTACAAGGAGTGGCGGCGCGAAGAGATCGAGTGGCGGCCGGAGTCAGCGGACAACTGGAAGCCATACGACTGGGACGAAGATGGCTGAGCGCCCCGTCGTCACCTTCCGCGCCGACCCGGACCTTCACCTGAAGCTCGAGCAGCTGCGGGCCACGTTCCCGAAGCAGCAGTGGGCCGAGGTGTTCGTCTGGCTGTTCAGCGAGCCCCGCGTCGTCGAGATGATCCGTGAGCGGGTGAACGGTGGTTGAGCGCATCTGTGGGCGCTGCGGCCGGGTGATGCCCGAGCAAGAGGCGTCGATCGGCGGCGTGCCGTACTGCCACCCCCGGGATGCCGTCAGGCGGACGTGCTACATGGAGCAGTCCTACGAGATGAGCCTCAACGGCACCTACCCGACGGTGAAGGCCGCGTTCTGGAAGAAGGGCGCTGGCTGCTAGACAGTCGCATCCGAAGCCGGGCGGCAACCATGGAGGAACCAACCAATGAACACTCGTCTCTTCGCGATCGCAGCCTTGCCGGTGGCTCTGCTCACCGATTGCGCCGGCCAGTGCCAGCCACAGCGGTCACAGACATGGACCGTCGACTGGAATGCGATCGCCGAATGTGAGTCAGGTGGCAACTGGTCCCACCGGCCCGTCACGAACAGCCACGGCACGTTCTCCGGCGGCCTGATGTGGAACCACTACTACTGGGACCGCCTCGGCGGTGAGCGTTACGCCGACCAGCCGTGGCAGGCGACCAAGGCCGAGCAGATCGCCGTGTCCGAGGACTACGTCGACGGCTCGCTCGCCAAGGTCGACCAAGGGTGGCAGTGCTACTGATCGGCTTCCTCGACGAGCACAGTCAGCATGCGGTTGCGGCTGACGCCGCGCTCCTTGGCTAGGGCGCCGAGCTTGGCCAGGATCTCGTGGCGCACGTAGAAGGACTGGATCTTGCCCTCCTTGCCCGGGCGGGAGTTCTCGCTGGCCTCGCTCATAGCAGCCACCGTAGAGGTGGCATAGCAGCTTTGTCCACCGCCGGCGAACGCTCGTTCGCTGGACATGCTAGGCGGCGTCGTATACGATCGCCGAGTGGACATCCAAGAGAACCAGAGGCCCCTCAAGCGGGCCCACGCCGCCCCACTCATCGCAGGCGTCCTCGCCGTCGGGGGTGCCGCGGCCATCTGGCTCTTCGCTCCGACGGGTGGGGCCGTGCCTGCCGCTGGGAACAACGACAAGATCACGATCTGTCACGTCGCTGGCCGGGCCGACGACCCGGCGAACTACGTCACGCTGCACCTGCCGCCGCAGGCCGTCTACGGCAACGGGGGTCACTTCAACGAGAACGGCACCACCCAGGCCGGCCACGAGCAGGACACGCTCGGCGAGTGCGACCCGCCTGACGGGACCACGACGACCGTGCCAGACTCCACGACATCGACGACCGTGTGTCAGGACTGCACGCCGGTGACCCAGGTGACCGTGCCCGAGACCTCGACGACGCAGCCGACGCCCTCCTCGACTTCATCGACTTCGCCTGGGACAACCGTCCCTCGTGGTACCGACGTCTCTTCGACGACCGCCCCCCTCGTGCCCCGAGGCTGCGTCAACTGCTCCGTGGAGCCTCCCCGTTCAACGGTGGCGTGGCCCGCGGACACGACCCCAACGACAGCCGCTCCTAGCGGCGGACTCCCGGAGACGAAGTGAGCAACGAAGACGACATCAACACCCAGTTCGAAGGGCTGACCGAGATCGGCGAGATCTCGGCCTCGCCGCTGTCCGTCTTCGTCGACTGGAACCAGCTCGTCGAACGTCACGGCGGCAAGGTCAAGAAGGCCTACGACGAGATCACGAAGCTGAAGGATCTGTTGTCTTGAACGCCGCAGACGAACCCGAGGGCCGAATCGAAGCCGTCTCCGGTGACTGGTTCCGGTGCCCGCGGTGCGACAAGCTGATCCGCTTGAAGCGCTGGCTCGGCTTCCTTCACTTCTGCCAAGGAGGGCGCAATGGATGAGATCGACTGGGAAGCACTGCTCGATCAGATGCCCACGATCGTCGTGCTCGGCGAGGACGAGGCGCGCAATCTGTCGATGCAGGTGCACCCGTCCAGCCAGCGCCCGGCCTTCCTCTCTGCAGCGCTCAACTGACGTAAGGCCAGACACGCCCCCACGCCGGGCCTCGTAACCTCTGTCCCGGTGTAGCTGGCCTCCCCCTCGCGAGTCCTGTCGGCACTCCGGGGGGGCGAGTGGGGGTCAGGTGTGGTCGACGGTGGGCCAGCCGGTGAGCTTCTTGAGGTCGCGGGCCGCCCGGTTGCGGTTGGAGATCGAGTCGTAGTCCTCCGAGTGGAGGAGCGTCTCGTAGTTGTCGCGGTTCACCACGGCGAAGTGCAGCTCGCCGGGCTCCATGACGATGACGATGTTGGTCGGGGTTGCCATGGCCGGATGGTACCTCAGCCCTTCATGGCCAAACAGACCTGACACTGGTCGAGACCGTCGCCGAGCGCCGTCCACTGGTGGCGCTCACAGGCCGCCGGCTCCACCTTCTGCAGGCCCGAGCGCCGGTTGCGGATCCTCACAGCGGCTCGCTCCTCCAGCTGCTTGGCGAGCTTCGACGGACCCTTCAGCTCGGCGGGGTCAGACCGCGACGGGAGCTTTGAGTGCGCCAGGTGGATCATCCGGCGCACCATCTGGGAGCGGGTCAGCCCGAAGTGCTCGCACAGCTCCTCGAGCTGGCCCGTCTCCACGTCCGGGAGGCGAACAACGATCTGGGAGCCTTCGCTCACCACCGGTATCCAGCGTTGGCCAGCATCGTCTGGTCGTCAGCGCCCCACCACGGGGCTGGGTGGTTCTCCCACCACGGTTGGTAGCTGTTGAAGCGGCAGTACGACATGACGCCCTGGTAGCCAGGATCGCAGAGCCCGTTGATGTCGCCGGTCGTGTACCAGCCGAGACAGTGGCCGACCTCGTGAGAGATCACGTCGGGATGGCGCATCTCCGGGACCTGGGCCAGGAACTCGGGGTCGTAGTGGATGACGCAGTGGTGGACGCTGCGGTCAGCGTTCAGGAACTCCTGCACCCACATGGCGTGGCGGCCGCCTCGCCCGTCGATGATGGGCGACATCGGCGAGAACCTGATGTCAGCGTTGGCGTTGCCGTAGGCGTCATTCTGCGGGTACACGTCGATCATGCGCCACCCAGCGGTGAAGTTCCACTCGTTGACCGACTCGACCATGTTGTAGCCGTTGACGTTCGACGGGTTCGCCATATTGACCGACGTGCGGTTCGGCCAGCGGGCCTTCGTGAAGCCGTTGTTCGACAGACCAGGGATCGGGACGCACGCCGTGAGCGTGCCGAGCGCGAGGAGCGCCACCGCCAGGATTGGGAGTCGTTTCATGCCCAAACGGTAGACGGTGGTCGTACCGGCGGCATCCCCTCGCGTGCATCGCGCGTCCCGCGGTCACTTCCGGCGACGCTCTCGGTGGTAGCGGTTGTTGCCCTCGCGGCACAGATCGCAGCGACAGCCGTGGCGTGTGTAGCCGGTGCGGCTGCCGTAGCCGAGCGGGCAGTCCGGGTTGCGGACGACCGGCGGACGCTCGGCCATGCCCATCTTGCGCCTCCACCGCGCCTTCACCGCCCGGGAGCGCTCGGCGTTGCGATCCCGCCAGTCCTTGGCCATGGCGGCGTTGGCGGCCCGGCAGGCATCGCACCGGCAGTGGTGGTTGCCGTACCCGCCGGAGGTCCCGCACCACGGGCCGGGCCCGATGGTGTACTTCTGGCGACGTTCGGTCACGACGGCCTCGATGCGAGGTAGGCGTCCAGAGCCCTGCCAGCCCGGTGGTAGGCGAGAGTCGACCCATCACTGCGAAGAGCGACGAACGCATCGAGCACCGCTTGGATCTCGTCGGTGACGAGCAGCTCGGCGTCAGCGAGAGCCCGAGCGGCGTGCCTGTAGACGTCGGGGTTGCCGTCGGCGCTGCGGATCACATCGGCGGCTCGTTCCTCGGCGCTCATGTCAGGCACTCCTCGCACGTCACCATGGAGGCGAAGCCCGAGCACGTCGAGTAGTGCTGGCGCTCGAGGCCACAGCTCGTCGTCATGCCCTCGCTGTTGCGCCCGATGGCCTGGTGGATGATCGTCCCCGTCGTGACGGTGACCGTGTCGATGATCTGAGCCGGCACCCCGGCCTCCAAGCCCCGTCTGACCATGTCCTCGGTCCCGCCTCTGTCCATCGTGCGGATGAAGCCCTCCTTGAAGGCGTAGATGGCGTCGACGCCGAAGTCGAGCATGCGCTGGTTGCGCAACGGCCCCGCGCCGAGCCCTTCTCCGTCCCAGTCGGCTGGGAAGGCGTGGACCGGCACGCCGAGGGACTCAGCGACCGCGCCGGCGATCATGTCGGCGCCGCGGCCAGCGCCGTGGACCAGCTCAACGTTGGGATGCTTCTCCAGGATCCCCTCCAGCTTGATGCGGATCGGCTCAGGGGCCGACCAGTTGCGGCTGCCGCAGAACAGCACCCGGTAGGGGCGCGTCACCACGTCGCCAGGTTTCGCTTGAGCCACCTGATGACCCTCCAGATCACCGCGTCACCTCCACGTCGACGTCGTCGATGAACCCGATCCGGCGGAACGCCAGGGAGACCAGCCAGCGGATGAGGTACCAGATCACCGGTTCTCCCACGTGTACGGCGCCCACGAGCCGAGCGAGGCGAGGTTGGCGTCGGCCGGGTGGAGGGTGATCGGGGTCCCGTTGAGGCCCCGCGACAGCGTCCGGTACGGACTCGCCTCGGGATCCTCCACGATGCGGAACCTCTCGGCCTCGACGATTGGGCACGGTGTCGGTTCGGCGATCCTGTCCCAGACGTTCGACTCATAGTGGAAGGCCCCGAGGTTTTCGGCGCTGCGGACCACGACCCACACCCAGCCGTCGACCGGATCCGCCTCGTAGCCGACGACCGTGGCTTCACGTGTCCGGTCGTTCGCCGTCATCATCCACCGCGTCCCGATCGGGAACAGCCTCTGCAGTTCTTCGAGGGCCATCACAGACCCTCCGCCAGCTGTGCGACCTGCTCGGCCGAGATGAAGGCGAAGCCCGGCGGGGTGGTGCTCACGTCGAGCGTCACCGCCCCGCCGTTGGCGAGCCCGTTGAGCAGCTCGGCGCACCTGCCCGTCTGGAGGGCGATTGCGCAGTAGAACTCCGCCGTCGCCTCGTTGTAGATCTCTTCGTCCATGGAGTGGCCTTTCGTATGCTATGTCCGACCCTCATCGTACGCCACGAGAGTCAGCTGCGCAATGCCTACCGCCCCCGGCGCTCCAGCCCGGTCCGCAGGTGCCGCATCCGTCGCACCCGCCTGAGCCGGTGCCCTTCCAGCGCGAGCAGGGCGTCGCAGGCCCCGAGCCCCGCCACGATCCCCCAGATCCCTGCGTCGACAGGGGAGTCAGCCGTGAAGGCCAGCACCGCGGCGGCGATCGCCGCGAGTCCCTGCCAGAACCAGTCGTCCCTCGAGGTCACGAAGATGATCACGAGGGAGGTCACCGCCAGGATGACCCTCATGACCCCTCCTCCTCGGTGGTCGGTTCGGCGTAGGCGTTGAGCGCCTTGACGATGTGGAGGGCGAGGCCGAGCTGGCTGTACGGGAGAGGTTCCATGGCGAGAGGCGTGTACCACCCTGCGCCTGTGAGCACACAGATCTGGAAGGCCAACACCTCCTCCTGCAGGTTCACTGACGGCCAGGTGGCGTTCGGGTCGTAGTCCGGGTTCGGCACGGGGGTCGTCACGACGATGTAGTCATCCATCACACCACCTCCGTGCAGGCGTCGACGAGGGCGTGGAGCTGAGCGGAGGAGAGCAGCAGCCTGACGACGGCCACCGCCGGCTCGTCGGTCTCCAGCTCGACCCTGACGTCGACCCACCTGCCCTCTGGCAGCTCGAGGATCTCCGTCACCTTGTCCGCCGTCTCCCGGTTCCGTGCCATGTACGCCACGCCGCTCACTTCTTCACCCCCACGAGCCGATCGAGGAGCCTCGCCACCAGCTCCGACCGACTGATCCCCCGAGCTTCCGCCTCCCGGATGAGGATCTCCTGATGCCTCGGCGCCAGGGAGATCCCCATGTTCCTCGCCGGCCCCGAAGGATCCTTCACCGGCCTCCCCCAAGCCTTCTTCTCCTGTGGTTCATTCATGTAGACCAAAGTACCACATTCTCACCAAACCATCCTTCTTTTCTCCCTAACCAACCCCCTCCCTCGCATTGCACCCCTCCCCTCCCCACGGCCCTTCCCGGCCCACCCCGCCCCCAAGAAGAAGCTCTCGAGGGGAGCAGAGACCCTGGGCTTTCTTCGCTCCGCACGGCCCTGGGGCGACACGGTAGCCAGGACCCTGCAGGTACACGAAGGACCAGGTAGGACACATGCTATGTGGCAGTACGCAGGGCAGATGGGATGACGCGCGCCCCCTGGTGGCCGGCTCGATCTCGATTCGGTCCGAGTTGGCATCGAGCAGGACCGTGACGCGACCCCGCGCCCGTGACAGAAAGTCGATCGGGCGCGGGGTACAGCGGCGCGTGGTCTACGTCATGCGTCGACTGCCCGTGCGACGCGGTCGGCCGTGCGGGCTTGGATGGTCGCGGTTGATCCGTCGCAGTAGGTCAAGTGGGCGCGGAATCTGCCCGTGTCTCCGGGGATCGTGAGTCGCACTGTTACTCCGTTCACCACTACGGGGTCGGTCCCTCCGATGGCCGCGGCGATGGCAGGGACGAACGGGGACCATGGGGCCGCGGCGCGGGTGGCAGCGTTGCGACGCTTGCGGGTGTCACTGCCCGACTTGACCGCGCCCGCACGGGGGACCAAACGGTGCCCGTGCCATACGTGCTCGCGGTCTGCCGCGGGTGCGAGCAGTGCTGTTACTCCGTCGACCGTGGACTCCGTAGGGTCACTCTTCCGCGGGCGCATGGAGAGGCGAGTCCGTGTCACGTGAGAGGCAGTGTCGATCGTCGGCACGCTCCGATCGGTGATTGCATCCCCGTACTCCCCGTGTTCCGTCATGACGTAGGGAGTGCCATCGCCGCGACGTCCGCGGATGGTCCGTGCGACCGTCTCCCGATCGTTCACGAGACCACCCGCGAGCGATGTGCGATGCGTCGCACTAGGTGTCACGTAGGACGTATCACGAATCTCCGGGGTGACCTCCGCGAACGCTCGCAAGTCGGTCCCCGCGAGACGGGGGAAGGGGTCGCAGTGGCAAGCGCGCAGAGCGACCGTGCGCGTCACGGGTTCCCCGTTGCGGATGACCATGCGTCCCTTCCGGTAGATCGGTCGATCTTCCGTGAGGTCATCGCACGTGCACTCATGCTCTCCCCCGTGGATCGCGTGCCATGCGTCGGCGATCGCCGTGAGTGTGATTCCGTCGATACGGACGGGGTCCCCGTGCTCGCGGAAAGGGTCCGCGCCGATGACGTAGGTCCGTCCCGCGCGGGTGACGCGCTTAGCGGTGCGCCCACTGTTGGAACGCTTGCTATGGACGTCGTGCCGGACCCCTTCGTAGGGGTCTGGCGCGGGTGCCATGCCGCGTGGCGCTTCCTGCCCTGTCTTCATCCCCGCGTGATAGGCACGCTCCGCGGACACATCCCCGTGGACCATCCCTGCCAAGTGCGCCCACATGGCCAGGGGTGCGAGCTGGTCGACAGCTTCCCCGTGCGCTTCCTGCCATGTGTCGTCATCGATGGCTTGCCAATGTTCGTTCGTCATGTTCGTACCCTCCGTTGTGAGTGGGACGCGTGGTGCGCCCAACGGGGAAGCTAGCACAACCGTACGGTCCCCGTGACAGATAGACCGGTCTGCCCGCGTCCACATAGTGAGAGGCAAGCGATGGGGCATCGGAGCATCGGAGCGTGCGAGCGATCGCACGGAGCGATGGAGCGATGGGGCATCGCTTGCTAATCGAACGAACGATCGTACGAACGCTTGATCCCCCGGCGATCGAACACTCGATCGTACGAACATGGGTTTGCCCGGCGACCGAACACTCGATCGTCGAACACCCGTACCCGAACGCGTGTACCCGAACAGGGGTTCGTCGAACAGACGTTCCCGAACAGGGGTTCGCCGGCGAGTGTGCGGGGGGCTCCCAGGGGGGGCCACCCCCCACCCCCCTCCCCCCTAGGGGGGGCAGGAAATCGACATACGCCCGGCCCGCCGGGGGCTAGAAACAGCCCTACCCGCCGGCCCGGCCCCCTCCCCCCACCCCAGGGGGGTGTGACGAATCGACCGGTCTACGGTCGATGACATTGTGAGAGGCAGTGAACGGAGGGACGCTCTAGGGCGTGCTCTCCGGGGGCTGTCTCGGGACAGGAACGGAGGCTCCTGATGCAAGAGCGGGATGACCTGCTCCCCCGGTTCGCCGGGACCTACCACGTCACCGACGACCCGGAGCTGTGGTGGGACGACCCCGACGTCTACTGGCTCGCCGCGGGCCCCCTCCTCCTGGAGCGGCCCGCGTGAAGCGCCTCGCCGCTCTCGCCGCCCTGCCGCTGGCCGGGTGCGCCCTCCAGCAGATCCCCCCATCCCCCCCGGGCCCCCCACCGCGTACGACCTACGTGGTGGGGGACATCCCGGGGGTCGACGACGCCGCGGTGTTCGCGCCGTGGAACGAGATGGCCGGATACGAGCTGCTTCGCAATGGGCCGGCCCCCGACATCACCTTCGTCGCCCTGACCCCGGTGTGCTCCTCCTGGGACTGCACCGACCATGTGGCGGCGTCCGGGATCGTGGGGTCGAAGATCATCTTCTACGACCCCACCGACCCCCACTCCCGTGAGGTGTTCGTGTGGCAGCACGAGATCGCCCACATCGTCATGGAGTGGCCGACCTGGAACGGGTCCGTCCACTCCGACTGCTCGCAGCCCGGCGTCCTGTCGGAATGCGGCTTCTGGACCGATCGTCCGGGCTGGTTCGGCCCCGGCGACCGCGCGCTCCTCGAGGAGGCCCTCACCATGCCCTGACCCCCCCCACCCCCCTCGCCATCCCCCAGTGGGGTGGCGGAACAGGCCTACCCGCCACGCCTCCCTCCGGGCGGGTGGGCCTGTTCCGTTACCCGACGGAAACCTGACGCCTAGGAGGCACAGTCATGGCAACCCGCAAGTTCCCGGTCGACCTGACCCTGAAGCAGATCAACGACGTCGCGAAGGTGATCTCCGACGCCCACCTCGACAAGCAGTGGCAGGCGGAGAAGAACCTCGCCGAGGCCGCGGCCGAGGATGAGGCCCGCGTCGCCGAGACCGGCAACACCTACGACGCCTACCGCGTCCGCAGCATCCTCGACGCCCGCGTCGAGCAGCAGCGCCTGTCCGACCTCCACGAGGCCGTCACCGGCGATCCGCTTGAGGCGACCCCCGAGAAGGCGCCGAAGCCCGTCGACGTCGACGCGTGATCGCCTACACGTCCTGGCACTGGATCGCCGCCACGGTGGCGATCCTGTGCGGCGTGGCGGTCCTCGTCTTCATCGTCTGGATGGCCGTTGAGATCCGTCGCGCGCCGACGCTCAACGAGCCGTCCGACTGGTACAGGGACAGGGAGGTCCACTGACATGCACGTCGCCAACACCGAGCGGATCATCACCCAGATCCTCCGCCAGCCCGAACGATTCGAGATGGCCTCGTTCGTCGATCCGGGCTACGACTCCGAGTCGCTCCACCTGGACGTCTGCGGCACGGCGTGCTGCATCGCCGGCTGGGCGGTCGTGAACGACCTGTCCGACCGCCTCGGGCACGACAAGGCGGTCATGAAAGTCGCCGTCGACGCCGAACGAGCCGATACCAACCCCATGTACCGGATCAGCGATCGGGGCGCGACGCTCCTCGAACTGCCGGACCTGATCGGCGACTGGGCCAGTGGTGACGCACTCCCAGTCGCCGTCGTAGAGGCCTTGCACCGCGTACTCGCCATGCCGCCGCTCTTCTTCCGACCGGATTGGCCGGTCCACTACCAGGAGCTGGCCGAGCTGTACGGCAACATCTTCGACAGCGACCGATACGGCGAGGCCATCGCCGGCGCCGTGCTCCTGCGGGACATGCTCGACCGCCGGGTCCACCTGGACGAGAACGAGCACCGCGACGCCGAGTCCGACACCGACGGCTACGCCACCATCCCGCGGTGGTGGCGCCAGTTCACCCCGGAGGGATCATGATCGACAGCTTCACCATCGCCGACTTCAAGGTCGGCGACAACGTCCAGGCGTTCAACCCCGGCAAGTTCGGGGTGATCGACTACGGCCGCATCGTCAAGGTGGGCCGCAAGTGGCTCCACGTCGACTTCGGTCCCCGGTGCGGCGGCACTCAGCGTGTCGGCCCGCGGGACGTCTCGCAGAACTGGGGTGAGGGATGAGCAACCTCAACATCCCCGGAGCCACCTGGCTCCAGGAGCAGTTCGAGCACGAGTACTGCGCCGAGTGCCACGGCGACGCGCCGCACCACGTGGCCATCCCGTTCATGGGGAACTGGTTCGCCCGGTGCAGGCAACCGATCGCCGCTGACATCCTCGTCCGCAGCCAGGGCGAGAGCCCACAGCACGGCTACGTCCTGGACGAGCCCCACCCGCTTGACGGCTGGGTCTGGGTCCAGTGGAACGTCACCGGCCGCTGGGACGAGGCCGTCGACGACCTGACCATCGTCGAACTCAACGATGGCTCCATCGCCCGAGGGGAGCCGCAATGATCACCCGAGCCCAGTACATGGAACGCAGCGGCGAGGTCTTCCGCGCTGGCGGCGACACGATGGCCGTCCACCGGGAGTACTACGCCCAGTTCGTCAACGACCAGACGATCAGCCATGTGGTGCGCTCCGTCGGCGCCGCCCGCCTGCTCGCATCGACGGACCCGCATCTCAACGACATCCCGCTACAGCAGTGGGACGCTCTGTGCGGGTTCCGCCGGCGCGGCTCCGAGATTGAGTGGTTCAGCCCGCACAGCAGCTTCCCGTGCAACTGGATCTCCAAAGAGCTGGGGACCTGGATGTCACCGTCCGACCTCGGCTGCATCGCCAAAGAGGCCGCCCGTCAGTGGATCGAAAGGCAGGAGGCATGAGCCCCGCTGACATCATCGCCATGGCCGAGTGGTGCGTCACTTGTGACGACTGCTGGAACGAGGAGTGCGAGCGCCTCAACCACGAGGTGCTGCTCAACCCGAACACCGATCTCCGCCGCATCGTCTGCCCGCAGTGCAGGGGACGCGGCAAGTCCTCCGCCTACCTCGGCGCCTACACGCAGAGCGAGTGGGCCGAGCAGGGCGAAGACTTCCAGGACGACTACCTCGCCGGCCACTACGACCGCACATGCGACATGTGTGGCGGCGCCAACGTCGTGGACGAACTGACCGACGAAGCCGAAGCGCGGCCCGCCATCCGAGCCTGGCTCAAGGAGATGTGGGAGTGCGACGCCATGGAAGCCATGGAACGGAGGATGGGAGCATGAGGACCGCCTACAAGCTGACCTGCCCGGACTGCGGCGAGGCCGTGGAGCGCACGGGGTCGGGCTGGTACCGCCACGTTGGGCGCCTGTTCGGCGCCTGCGGGCTGCGGCTGATGGACGTCGCCATGCGCGACGACGGCACCGAGACCGACGAGTGCGCCACCGAGTGCTCGTGCGAGCCCGGCTACCCGTTCTGCACCAACCAACAGGAGGAATGACATGGACGGCATCTACATCAACGGCAAGCGCCCCGCCAGCAAGAAGGCGGTCAAGGAAGCGCTCAACACGACGCCCGAGAGCGTCGAGGTTGAGACGACCCGCTTCGGCCACGAGGCCCTGGCGTACGCCCTCGACCTGAAGCCGGGCACGAAGGTCAACTTCGTCGGCCCGGACCCGTACACGTCGCGGAAGTTCTACGGGACGCTCCAGCGCACCACGCTCGGGTTCAAGGTGACGTGATGCGACTCAAGGTCGAGATCGACACAGACAACGCCGCGTTCGTCGACGTGATCGAAGAGCGCGACGAACTGAAGCGGATCATGGACCGGGTCGCCGACCGCGCTGCCTGCGGCGAGGCCGGCGGCAAGTGCCTCGACAGCAACGGCAACACCGTCGGGAAATGGACGTACCGGTGATGCGCATTCTCGACGTCACCCAGCCAGCGCCGAAGCCAGTCGTGGTGGAGGCGGTGGAGTTCCACCCCTGGCCGTTCGCGGTCAGCTCGGTGCAGCTGCTCGGCACGGTCGGCTACATCAACAGCCTGGGCGACCTGGAGCACCTGGAGCACGACCTGCCCGGCTTCACGCTCAACTACGCCGACACCGTCCTCTGCAAGCTCTCCGACGGGACGCTCGCCGTCACGTCGTTGGAAGGGCTCGGGGCCTACACCAACCAGGGACGGTTCTGATCGTCCGTATACAGGGCTGAGACGCCCACGAGAGAGGAGATCCCCATGGGATTGGACATGTACCTGTACGCACGTCGTCGGATCGCTGACGAGGCGGTGCGGCAGAAGCTCACCGAGGCGACCGCCGACGTGGAGTTCTACGACGATGACGACGAGGCCTACCTGTCCCGCTGGTCGCACAGCCCGGACGAGGAGAAGGCCATGTGCGAGGCGGTCATCGACCTCGCCGGGCTGCGACCGCTCGTCGGCGACGAGTCCAACCACGCCGAGATCAGCAAGGACCGCAGCACGGTCAAGCTGTGCGCGGCGTACTGGCGCAAGGCCAACGCCATCCACGCCTGGTTCGTCGACCACTGCCAGGAGGGCGTGGACGAGTGCCAGGAGGCCGAGGTGCACCCTGAGCAGCTGGCGCAGCTGAGCGCCCAGTGCAAGGACGCGCTCGCCGCCTACCACGCCGGCGACCTCACGAAGGCAGCCGAGATCATGGAGCCCCGGCAGGGCTTCTTCTTCGGTGGCTACGAGATCGACGAGTGGTGGGCGCAAGACCTGTCCACCACGATCGACGAGATCGACCGCATCGTCCGAGCCACTGTCGCCATGCGTGGCGGCGTGGAGTTCCTCTACCAATCGAGCTGGTGATGACCACGACACGACTCAACAAGGACCGCTACATCGTCCACGGCGAGTGGCGCTACGCGGCCCATCGCCACGGTCTGGTCGACCGGGGTGACGACGTGCAGCCGGCTCTCATCGAGATCAAGGTCGCCGACCTGCTGGAGAAGCGGTCGGAGCACGTCTGGAAGGACGGCGCCTACAAGGTGATCCTCCAGAACGTGCCCGGCAAGCTGCGATCGAAGACGTTCTACGGCGAGACCGCATGGTCCGACGCCGCCCGCTACGCCAGTGACGCCGCCACGGCATGCGGCTGGCGTTGGCATCCCGATCTCTGAGGAGGAGACACATGAGCGAGATGACAGGGTCGTCGATCACCATCAAGGTGCCCGTCGACTGGGAGGGCGAGCCGATCATCCGGCGTCACATCTCGGACTGGACCGAAGGGCGCGGCGGCTACTCCATGCCGATCTACGGCGGCGAGGAGTACCTCGAGCGCACGGTGCGCCTGCCTGAGTTCGAGTGGTTCGAGGCGATGAACGTCGCCCAGTGGGAGGGCGACGAGTTCCTCACGCTCGACTGGGCCGGCGAGCTGAACTACGGCTGGACCGGCGACAGCGATGCGGACAACTTCCTCGACTGGCTCGTGGAGCACCGCATCCCGTTCCACGCCCAGACCGACGCCAAATACGAGAATGACGGCTACGAGCTGTTCTACGACGGCTCCGAGAACGGCGAGGTCGTTGAGCGTGCCGCCACCAACGGCGGGCCCGTGATCGGGTGGCAGGAGTTCAAGGCGCTCGCCGACAAGCACCCCGCCAGCGCCTGGCAGCTGATCGACGAGGTGTCGGCGCTGCTGCGGCCGTTCGACCTGGGCGCCTGCGACATCTCACATCTACCCGCCGACCCGCCGAAGGAGGAAGATGAAGACGCTGACTGACCACCTGCTGCCGCACGCGGCGGCCATGGACGAGTACTTCGTCCGGGGAGCCTCGCATGCCAGCAGGCACGAACGAGGCCTGGCGATGAAGCTGTACCAGGCGTACCGGGAGAAGCGAGGCTTCACCGGTCCCGCCCTGCGACTGCTCACCTGGCCGGCCGACAACGACAAGCTGCTGAAGGGCAAGGTGCCGAGCTACGGGCTCACGCTTCAGCACACGACGACACGGGTCAAGCGTGGCCTGATCGTCAACGCCTGCCCGCATGCCGGCGACTGTCAGAAGGTGTGCGTCCTCGACAACGGGAACGGCTCCTTCGAAGCGGTCAAGGAGGCGCGCCGGGCGAAGGTGGACTTCCTCTGCGAGCAGCCGCGGGCGTTCGCCTTCCTGCTGGGCTGGGAGCTGGAAGCCGCCTGGACCCGGCACTGGAAGACGAACATCCTGTTCCGGCCCAACGTCAATAGCGACGTCCGGTGGGATCTGATCCTGCCGTCGCTCACCAACGGCGACACGCTCGGGACGCGGGTGCTCAGCTACGGGTACACGAAGGACCCGTTCGTCCTCGACACCGACGGCTGGGTCGGCGCGACCTACCGCCTGGCGTACAGCTGGAACGAGAACAGCGATCAGCACGCCGTCTTCGACTTCGTGGAGCGCGGCGGTTCAGTCGCTGTCGTCACGTCTCGTCGCAAGGGACAGAAGCCGGAGCCGATCTGGCTCGGCGGCAACGTCTACTGGGCCAACGTCGTCGACGCCGACCTCACCGACGAGTGGATGTTCCAGGAGGGCGTCATCGGAGACCTGAGCGCAAAGGGTCGGGCCCGCCAGCTCATCGGCAAGAGCGGGTTCGTAGTGACAACAGGAGGAACGTGATGGACCACGACTGCGGCGACACGCCGATCCCCAACACGGGCGACGACGAGACCTGGCGACAGGCCGTCATCCGTCTGAACGACGAGGTGATCCAACTGACGCGCGCCCCGGGCGCTGCCCAGCACATCGTCATCACCGGCACGCCGGTCGATGGCTTCAACCACATCGGTCCGTTCGACGATCCCGAGGTGGCCGACGGGTGGGCGGAGGAGCAGCGCTTCCCCTGGGGCTACTGGGTGATCGAGCTGTCAGCTGTCACAACAGGAGGATGACATGGGAGCAACAACGTTCTTCAGCATCGGCAAGGGCAAGACCGCCTCGGAGGCGTTCGACAACGCCTACCGGGAGGCGGCGCACGAGTTCGGCCACGGTGGCTACACGGGGACGATCGCCGAGAAGGCGGGCTTCGTGTGCTACCAGCTGCCGAAAGGCATGACAGCCGAGGAGCTGTTCAACGCCCTCAGCGCATCGAGCTACGAGGTGCTGGATGATCGCCCACCGGAGCCGCTGCACAAGACGGCGACCTACACCCGCACGGTCACGATGAAGGTGACCGAGACGGTGACCTGCCGGGTGCCGGTCGACGACACGCCGCCAGCGGAGCCGTTCGAACCGCGGCGCCCGCAGTACGACACGAACAACGCCGTCATCACGAGGGCGCTGAAGTGGAAGAAGCCGAAGATCACGCCGCCCCTCCAGTGGGAGATCGATGCGAAGAAGGCGATCACGCAGCTGCGTCAGATCCCGAACTTCCGCCAGATGGCCGAGGTGTTCGACGACAAGTGGGGCAGCGCCGTGTGCGTCCCGGCCGGCGACGGCCAGTGGGCGTTCATGGGCTACGCCAGCTGCTGAGGAGGAACCGTGGCGCACCACCCGATCATCTGCCTGACGTGCAAGCACCACCTCGACGTGCGGTGGAACGACCTGACCAACGAGTACGACTGGGTGTCGATCGGGACGCACTCGGCGTTCTGCGCTGGCACCGAGGAGCTGCACGTCCGAGGCCGCGCCGAGTACACGATCCCCGACATCGAGCCCTACACCGAGGAGCAGGAGTACGAGGAGCACATGCGAGACATCGACCACCTGTGGAGGAACAGATGACGGAACACGACGACTACACGCTCGCCGACTGGCAGTACGAGGTCGCCAACGGTGACACCGTGCTCGGCTACACCGAGTGGGTCGAACACAAGCTGGAGGCTGACAGATCATGAAGCGACTGCTCATCATCCCGATCGCGCTGCTGGGCCTGGTCGCCTGCCAGAAGAGTGAGCCGCAGATCGTCTACCGGACGCTGCCGCCGACCACGGTCGCAGCCGCGGACGAAGACGTCCTCGCCCTCGACATGGTCTGGCCGCAGTTCCGCGGTCAGGTCTGCGACGAGATCGCCAAGCTCGGCGGCCTGACCCCCGCGATCGAACAGTTCGGCGTGGAGAAGTACGAGGAGGGCTACGGCAAGCAGCTCTCCTCGGCCGGCGACGCGCGCCTCCGAGAGCTGATGAGGGAGTGCTGATGCCCGAGCGAGCACGACGGCTGGAGGCGATGTTCGACCTCCAGGTGTTCCAGGACGGCACGCAGGTGCTGCGCACGTTCTGGTGCAACGGATGCCAGTTCTGGACCAAGCACGAGCCGTGGACCGAGAGCGACCTGGAGCTGATCATGCAGGGCGACACGGTGTCGCCGACGTGCGGTCGATGCGGCGAGGCCTACGGCTGCGGGGAGTGCGGCTACGAGATCGACCAACAGGGCAACTGCCTGAGAGAGGAAGGACACGACGCATGATCCTCAACGTCACCGGGCCGAACATCGGAATGGGCGGCGAGTGGCACGTCCATCGCGCCGGCTGTGCCGATCTGCGCCGGCGGCCGTACCGGGGCAACCCCGAGTCGCTCGACGAGGAGTACGCCAGCCTGCGGCAGCTCGTTGAGACGACGTGGTCCGACATCATCGCCGACAACGAGGGCGACCCTCACTACGGCAAGTGGGAGAACTACCTCGACACGTTCAAGGTCTTCCCCTGCGTCAAAGGGCTGCCTGATGAGGAGCCGAAGGTGGAGACGATCCCCATCGACCAATGCATCTGCGAGGGCGAGGTCAACAAGCCCCGCACCAACTGCTGGGCGACCCAGCACAACCTGAAAGGGGAATCATGACGTACGAAGAGGTCGACCAGTTCATCAGCCGCGAGGCCGACGCCAAGCAGCTCGGCGAGCTGAAGGATCTGGTCACCCGGGCGCTGAACGCCAGGAACGCGTCGCTGCCGGTGGGCACGCGGGTGCGGCTGACGAACATCCGGCCGAAGGTGCTCGACGGCGCCACCGGCGTGACGGTGTACTCGGCCAAGGGCGACAGGGTGGCCGTCAAGCTGGACATCCCGCAGCCACGCTTCGGCAACCCGATGTACCTGAAGCCACAGTGCGTGGAGGCCGTGTGAGGCCGGTCATCCTCGATCTGTTCTGCGGAGCAGGCGGGGCGTCGGCGGGCTACCACAAGGCGGGCTTCTCGGTCGTCGGCGTGGATGTAGCGCCGCAGCCGAACTACCCGCCCGGCTGCGGGTTCGTCCAGGCCGACGCTCTGGAGTACCTCGACAGCTACATCCAGGCCGACGCCGTCGGAATGTGGGGGCGGGCGTTCTACAGCGCCATCCATGCGTCCCCGCCGTGTCATGACTTCTCAACGTCGACCGGCACCGACCGCAAGGCGCGGGGCGCGAAGGGGACGGCGTGGCTGCTGGCTGCGACGCGTGAGGCCCTGCAGGCGAGCGGGCTGCCCTACGTCATCGAGAACGTTGAGGGCGCTCGCCGACACATGGTCGACCCGGTGCGGTTGTGCGGATCCAGCTTCGGCATGGACATCCGCCGCCACCGGTACTTCGAGACGAACTGGCCGCTGACAGCGCCGCCGTGCGACCACGGCTGGCAGACGCCGCGGTTCCAGTCGCTGGCGAGCAAGAACCGCAAGGAGGGGCGGCTCGCCTCGGTCGTCGGGGTGCATGGGCACCTGCAGTACGCCGGCGAGGGGCCGATCCGTCAGCAGGCGATGGGCATCGACTGGATGACCAACGACGAGCTGTGCGAGTCGATCCCACCGCGCTACACCGAACACATCGGACGCCAGCTGTTGGCGTACCTGGAAGGAGCCGCATGAGTGCACTCGACGACGCCATTGAGGAGATCGAAGGCGAGCAGGAGGCGCGCAGCCGCATCGTGTGCGAGCTGGATGCGGACGACGACGTCAGCGTGAGCGAGTACTCGGGCATCGACATCGTGGTGCGGGCGCCGGGTGACAGCGCCGCGCTGATCGCCCGCGTCTCGTGGGGCGACGGCGACATCGCCGTCGACCTGCGGGCGTACGTCGATCAGGAGCTGGCAGCTCACGACGGCGTGACACTGGGCGAGACGACGTCCATCTGGGCGACGAGAGGAACGACATGACCATCCTGGCCAACGACACGCACCGCGTGACGAACGGTGCCGCCATCGCCGACCTCGCCGAGCTGGGGATCCTCCGCAAGGAGGACTCCATCCTTGACTTGACGGTCGGGCCGAACGCAGGGTTCTGGACGCGCTGGCGCCCTGACGTGCTCGTCACGAACGACGACGACGAGGCAGTGGCGGCGGACTACCACCACAACGTGTTCGATCGGGCGTTCGCGCCGGGTGCGTACAGCGTCGTGTGCTGGGACCCGCCCTATGCCTACCGAGGGACGAGCCGGCTGGAGTCGGACGCGCAGTACGGCTTGGGCGACTACAGCAGCGCTGACTCGGTCGACGAGACGTTGATCGGCGGAGCGCTCGAGGCGATGGAGATCTCGCGCCGGCTGGTCCTGGTGAAGTGCCAGGACTCAAACGTGGCGTCGAAGTTCCGCGATCAGTCGGGCTTCGTGACGGAGGCGGTGCGCAAGGCCGGTGGCCGGGTGGCTGGAAAGCTGTACATCCACGCCATGCGGTCGCAGCCTTCGGGCAAGAAGCAGCTCAACATCTGGGGCTACCACTCGGTGCTCCTCGTGATCGAAGTGCCCTAGACAACCGAACATCCGAGCGGTACGCTCGCATAGCATGGAAGGACGCCAATGACGAAGAGACGGACAGCGGAACGCGCCGTCATCGAAGCAGCCGTACTCCTAGAGCCGACGGTGTTCGGCTTCTGGAGTCGAGTCGCCAAGCTCGAAGCTGCCGTGACGAGGCTGAAGGCGCTCGACCTGGAGCCAGCCACCGCAACCCGCACGATCTCACTGCCGCTCGCCACCTCGGAGGCGGCGGCGCAGTACATGAGCAAGAGCGCCCACCGGGTGGTGGGTCGGGTGTTCGCTCAGATCCTCCTCGCCTACCAGCAGGGATCGATCGGGCTCACGACGGACGCCATCGAGCAGCGGCTCAGCCGATCGCACCAGTCAGTGTCGCCGCGGGTCACCGACCTGCGGGACCAGGGCTGGATCGAAGACTCGGGCAAGACCCGGGCGACGCGCTACGGCCAGCAGGCCACGGTGTGGAAGCCAACCGACGCCGCCATCGAGGCGGCCCGACATGTGGAGAGGTGGAGCTGGTGATGTGGGTAGTCAACGAGACCATCTGGGATGACGAGATCACCGAAGGGCAGGTCTGGGTCGGCCTCGACCCTGACCATCTCGACGTGCTGTTCCTGTCTTCTCTGCCCGACGAGGGCGCTGGGAAGCTCTCGAAGCGCAAGGTCAAGGACTTGCGCAACGCCCTCAATCGGGCCCTCACGAGGATGGTGGACTGATGCCGAACGTGATCAACCGCAACGGGTTCATCGTCTTCCGCGGCCTGAGCGACGCTGAGTGCGTGCGCTGGTGGGAAGAGTGGGGCTCCGAGGGCGACGGGCTCGACACCCAAGAGCTGATGTCGGACGTCGCCGACGCCATCGGCGCCTCCCGTGAGGAACAGTGATGCCGCTGAACCAGTGCACCTGGATTCTCGAAGGGCCCCGACTCAAGGAGGGCCCCGGCCGAGGCAAAGTCTGGTGGCGCCGCCAATGCAAGCGGCGCGCCGAGATGGGCTCCGACCGCTGCTGGCAGCACCGGAGGTCGGACTGATGGAGGAAGCGAGTGGGCGATAAGAAGATCGGCCGGCCGAAGAAGGTCGGCAAGTACAAGTACTACATCAGGACGGGCGGCGCCTGGGGGAATCTCGGGCAGACGACGCCCGCGTGGAACAAGGTGATCGTCAAGGACACCGACACCGAGTGCAAGCGGGCGGCGCAGAAGTTCTTCCGCACGTTCGCAGCGCCGCAGCGCAGGGCCCTCTGCACGCCTGCCGAGGTCGCCGCCCTGACCGAGCTGATCCAGGAACTCGACGGCCTCCACGAGGCACAGTCCGCATGGGAGCCCGACTCCTTCGAAGCCGGCCCGCTGTACTACGAGTGGGAGTGCGACTGGGGCAACGACGGCAAGTTCAAGGCCGCGTGCGAGATCTCGCGGGCGAAGGCGACAGAGGACATCAAGCAAGGAGGACTGTTGTGAAGGTGCGAGATCTAGTGCAGGCGCTGCGAGAGGACGCTGCCGACCAGGACGTGTCCCTACGCGTTGAGGACGGCGAGGGCCGGAGCTTCGACATCACCGGCCTGCAGTACGGCTTGTCGTTCAACGACGGCGGCTACTCGCTGACGTTGGTGGTCCGTGAGCGCTGAGCGGGCAGTGATGCTCGCCATCCAGGCCGCCGGCCGGTTCGACGACGAATGGGAGACCCGAGTCCACATGGCGCTGCCGGTGGTGGCTGGATTCCTCCGTCCAGAGGGCGAGGCGATGAGGGTGGCGAAGGAGGTGCTCGAGGGCGCGCCGATCTTCGCCACCTACCAAGGCAAGGACTTTGAAGAGAGGTCGCAGCGCTACATCGTCAGCTTCATCGCGGATCATGGCGGCGGTGGCGAGGTCGAGACCGTGCGCACCCACCGCACCGACGAGCCAGCGGGCGCAGCGATGGCGACCCGGCTCATCGGGATGCAGCCAGGTGATCGCATGCTCATCTTCAAGGCGGTCGACGACGTGTCGGCCAAGATGAAGGTCAGGATCATGGCGGGCTTCGAACGACTGCCATCCAAGACCGCCCGCGCAGAGGCGCCCCCCCAGCGCTCACGCGGGTCAGGCGCCGAGCGCCCAGCACGGACCCCGACCCGTGCTGAGGCGCCGGCGCCGAATCCGAACAAGCCGGTCGTGCTGCGAGGCTTGCTGGAGCAGCTCTCCCCCGAGGACGAGCTGAAGGCGAAGACGCTGCTGACGAAGCACGGATGGGCGGGGATGGACGACATCCACGACGACGATTGGGAGAAGGCCATGTACATCGCACGACACGCAAAGGACGACTGGTTCGACTGATGGGCATTGAGCAACGCAACATCCAAGAGGACGGCGGCTTCAGCCAGACCGAGCTGATGCGGGCACGGGAGGAGGACGCGGCCCGGCTGCGTGCGCACTGGGCGAAGACCGAGACGCAGCGGCCAGAGCCGGTCGGCGAGCGGCTGGAGTGGGACGGCGAGCGCTACATCCGCATCCCGGAGTTCACAGCGCCGTCGACCGGGCCGATCCATCGGTCTGTGATCGAGGTGGAGAGGTACCTCGCCGAGCGCAGGCGGCGGATGCTGGAGGCGCAGCAGTGAAGCGGCCCCTGCTGCTACCGGTGGCGCTGCTCGCCGCATGCGGCGGCGACGATGGTGGCGCCTACTACGTCGACGAATCGCCACCGGTCGACGAACCCCCCGGACCACAGGTCGGGGTCAGGGCGACCGTCGGCGGGGGCTGGATCACGATCACCGATCCCGAGACGGAGCGCACGTTCCGCTGCCTGTCGGGCTACGACAACTCCGGCTACTCGGCCGCCGGCGGGCCGTTCCTGTGGTGCTACGAGCCGGCCCCACCCCGCATCAACGTTTCAGTAGGAGAGTTGGACTGATGAAGATCAAGAGGTTCAAGTGGACGTACGACGCAGCGGGCCTCCGCGACGCCGGCTGGCTCGCCCGCGAGATCCAGCAGAAGCGCCGGGACAAGGCGACCGAGGCGAAGAAGGAGGGCCGTCGGGTGGAGCGCCCGTACTCGCCGTCGAGGGCTGAGGTCCAGGGCATGAAGTCGAAGGTGTGGTGATGGCCACGTACTACATGCGCAGCAAGAAGACCGACGAGATCATCAATGCGGTTGAGGGATGCCGCTCGCCGCAGGAGGCCGAGGAGATCTTCGACGGCACTGTCTACGCCGACGCCCATCCACCGCTCGAAGTGCTCCAGCGCTACCGCTACTGGAACGAGCGGCCATGACCGTCTCAATGGGCGACATCCTGGCGGCGATCGACGTCGTGTCCGAGCTGTTGAACCAGTGCGACGAGATGGATGTAGACGAGGCGCTCGCCATGAGGGAGGCGTTGACGACGCTGCAGTCGGAGACCCGGCGCGCCGAGTCGATGCTGACGACGACGGCCAAGGCTCAGCTCGAGGGCTCGGCCCGTCAGCTCGGCACCAACCTGTACGCCGTGAAGCCCACCGGCAAGTGGCGATTCCGTCATGACGAATTGGAGAGTGCCATCAGGGTGCGGGCGATCGGGCTCGACAAGGCCACCGGAGAGCAGCGATCGACCGAGGAGGCCGTCGCCGAGGCGATCCGGCTGATGCACGAGGCCTTCGTGGCGCCAGCGACGAAGCCGAAGGCGGAGTTGCTGAAGGAGCTGGGCTACGTCGACTACAAGATGATCGCCAAGTGGGAACGTACGGGCACCGAGATCGTGGTGACCGACCTGAGCGCACCGGAGGACGACGCGTGAACGACTGGGAGATCAAGCCCGAGGGGCCGTTCAACTTCATAAGTGGGATCGTCGACCCGTTCGGCGGATACCACTGCACGGACCGCGCGTTCGACCTCACGTTGCAGCAGGCCGTGTTGCTGTTCGCCCAGCGCCTCCGCGACCCGGAGGGCAGGTTCGCCGGCGTCGCCGATGCGGCTGGACAGCGGATGATCGCCCGCGTGCGGTACCTGAGCGGCGTCATCCACTGGGGTGGGTGCAAGGCGGCATTTGATCTCCTCGCCGAGATCGAGCCCACCGAGGACGTGTTCTGGTGGGCTGCCGAAGCCCAGAACCTGGGGATGCAGGAGCCGGCATGAGTGTCCACCTCACCCCCGACCAGGCGCGCAAGCTGGGCATCGACGTGAAGGCGACGAAGCGCAAGAAGACGACGGGGAGGCACGCCCCGGCGGCTGAGTGCTCGGACACCCGCTGCTGCACGTGCGGCGAGATCTTCACCACGATCGCCGCCGAGGACCGCCACGTCGTCGAGACGCGGCACGCACGATACGAGTCGGTGCTGTGAGCCGCTCAGCGGGGACTGGCAACCCGATCTGGTTCCACTGTTCGCAGGCCAGGAAGATCTGGTACACCGACGTCGAGCGGACAAGGCGAGAGCGCAACCAACACAGCGTCACGCTGACCGGGAGGACGAAGGTGAACCCGTCGCGCCGGCGCAGCTCGGGCCGCGTATCCGATCTCTCGCGCGAGTATCGGTGCTCCTGTGGCCACATCGGCTGGTCGACGCACAAGGCGCTGGAGCGCATGGAGCAGCGCGAGACATGAGCATCGGCCAGGAGTTCACGGACGCCACCGAGGTCATCGTGCTCGTCGCCATGCCTGACGGCTCGCAGCACGCCTTCCAGGTGGAAGCGGGCACGGTGCGCTGGGAATGGGCCGGGGTGACCGACAGTCCGACCATGGGCGTCGGCTCGGCCGGCCGCGTGACGGTGGAAGGACGCTTCTACCGGAAGCGCCGTGATCAACTCAATCCCAACATCCAAGGAGAGCTGAACCAATGAAGGACAACTACGTCCCGCGGCAGGCCGCGGAGATCCAACGGTTCGTGCAGTCGTTCATCGACGCGCACGGCTACTCGCCGTCGGTGCGCGAGATCGCCGAGGGCATCGGCATGAAGAGCCCCGGCTCGATCCAAGCGATGCTCCAGCAGATGATCCGCCTGGGTCTGCTGACCGGCGCCCGGGAGAAGTCGAGGACGATCCGTGTCGGAGAGGCTGTGATCACGCCGCGGACGGAGACGATGTGAGCGAGATCGACGAGGAGCGCAACGCGCTCGGCGAGATGATCGCTTGGGTCAACGAACGGGCCAGCGACCCAGAGATCGCCCTCGTTCTCCAGGCTCTGGGCGAGCGCGGGCTCAGCCTTGAGCAGCTCGCCGAGCAGAACCGAGAGGAGGCATGGCAGCTCTGCGATGCCATCTTCAACATGGTTGAGGAGGACGAGGCATTCGACGAGCGACTCCACGGCTACCTCAAGCGGAATCAGCCCCCGCGCCGGCTCGACCCTCGCATGAGGCTGGATGGTCTGTGATGCCTGACCCCTCTGCCGAACCGCCGTCCGATAGCGACGACGAAGCCGCGCTCGGATTACTCGTAGCCGTCTGCCTGGCGGGCTTCATCATGCTCGCACTGTGGTGGACAATGGTCGGACTGGCGCTCCTGTGATGGCTACCGAACCGCCGTTCAATAGGTGCGAGCGCCACCCTGACTGCCTGTTCCAGGGCGGGTGTGAGTGCAAGCGCAAGGCGATGCGGGAACGGGCTACCGAACCGCCGTTCAACTCCGCCACCGTGCCGTGTCAGGACTGCCTCGGGCTCGGCCGCTGCTGGGATCGCATGGGTCTCACTGTCAGCGTCTGCGCCGCCTGCAACGGATCGGGGACCGACGAGGAAGAGGGCGGGGAATGACTATCGATTGCTCGCACGGGGTGCCGGTCGGGCAATGTCCGGACATGGCGGCGCATCACGTCCAGTCCGAGTCCACCTGCCCGGAATGCGGCGGTGGCCCGCTGCTCGATCCCGCTCCGGGATGTCCGTGCAATACGTGGCCGGTCTGCCCGGCGCGGATCACGTCAGGTGCGGTGCACTACACCTGCGATCTACCCGCTCGCCACTTCCACGACGGCTCTCGCGACCATCACGACCCATCGACAGACCGTGTCTGGAACCTGCAATGGATGGTGAGCGATGCCTGAGCCGGGCATCGAACCGCCGTCCGATAGCGCGTGGGGCTGGTGGCGGAAACTCACCGGCCACTACCGATGCGCCACATGCACCGCCGATGTGCGACCCGGCGACCGCCACGAACACGGCTGCCCCCTGGCGGACTTCCTCGACGAACGTTGCGGCGAGCGCCGATGCAACGAAACAGGCAGGTGCCAGCGATGACGAGTAGCCCTACCGAACCGCCGTTCAACTGCCCCGAGTGTGGAGGTGTCGGCTGGGTCGTGGTCGATCAGACGATGGACTGGCCGTACGGCGAACAGCGCCAGTGTCCCAACCCGAGCTGCGCTACCGAACCGCCGTCCGATTCCCCATGATCGTTCGCCTCACTGACTCCCAGCTCAAGGCATGCTATGCGCACGCCACCTCGGCGGCGAAGGCGTGGCTGGACAGGGGAGAGCCTGTTGGCCGGGTGATGATCGACGTGCCGATGCCGCCGATCGGTTGGCGTCTGCTGCTGGATGACCTGAGCGCGCAGGCCTTCAACGCCTACGGACAGCGGAAGGGCCGGGCCTCGGGCTCGCTGCATCGAGCGGTCATCCGCATCAGCAGGGCGCTCGCCCGGCTCGAGGCTCACCCTGCCTTCAGGGCAAACTCTGCCCTACCCGGCGAGGACGACGCCGTCTTCCTGGCGTGGCCCACCGATCCTGACGGGGCCATCTCTCCCTACCCGACGCAGTGGGCGCCATACCTGATGGTGCCACACTGGCGGACCGTCGGGGGCGTGCGGGTCACTGTCTGGTCTGGCGTGGTGACGTTCGATCATCCTGACCGGCTCCTCCAGCCAGCCGAGCACGAGGCCTTCGTCACCGCATGACGCCCATGCGGCGCCAGATGTCGTTCATGGCCTTCTCGGTGAACTGGTCGGTGTAGTCGTGCGGGTCGAGGATGGTGACAGGGCCGGAGTCGGCCATCTCGAGCACGGCGTAGGCGACCGTGTCGATCTGGTCGTCGTGCCGCGGCTTGCGCCCGTCGCCCATCATCTGTCGATGCTCGTCGACGAAGTCCTTCACCCACGGAGCGCCGTCGGGCAGGTGGAAGTGGCCGCCGTTCTGGAGTGCGGAGTAGGGCGTGGCCCGGCTCTCCTTCTGGCCTTCGGCGCGTGTGCCCTTGATGTCGTACCCAGCGAAGCGCGGATCCGCCTTGTAGAACTCAACGACGCTCTTGCCGGCGCCGTCCCGTGATTCCTCCAAGCGGATCTTGGTGAGGAAGCCGTCGCCGACCGCGGTCGCCCAGACCAGCTCGCGCACGTCGTTGGCGTTGAGCCGTTTGCGGACGACGTCCAGCACGTACCACTCGCCGTCGCGCGTCTTGCCCACCTTCGACCCGACGGTGTAGTCGCCGCCGTTCTCGGTGGCGGCGAGGTCCCACACCCGCATGAACTGATCCATGTACGGGCGGTCGTCGGGGTCGTAGTAGCGCCAGTTCGCCTTGGGGAACATGCCCCCCTTGCGGACGGATGGGCGCTGCTGAAAGAGGCAGCTGAAGGTGAAGGCGTCGATCGAGCGGCGGACGCGGTGGAAGTGGCCCTCGGGGAAGCGGCACTGCAGCTCGGCGTCTTCGGCGCGGCCGAGGGGGTCGACCCACTCCTCGTCGTCCTCGTCCTCGGGCTCGGCGATGGCCGGGAAGGAGTACACCTCCCAGCGATCACCGAAGTACGTGGGGTCCTTCTGACGGGTCTGCAGTTCGCCGGACAGGTCGTCCTCGGCCCAGCGCGTGGCGGTGATGAGGATCATGCCGCCCGGCTGGAGGCGGGTGCGGATCGTGCCGTCGTACTCTGCGAGGTGCTTGCGCTTGGCGGTCGGGCTCGCCGCCTCCTCGGCGTTCTTGATGACGTCGTCGATGATGATCAGGTCGCCGGAACGGCCAGTGATCTGCGAGCCGATGCCGACCGAGAGCATCCCGCCGCGGTGCCCCTTGATGCGCCAGTCGCCGGCGGAGCGAAAGTCGGGGTCGACGTCGACGCCGAACAGCTCAGGCCCGAAGGCTTCCATCATGTTGCGGACAGTGGCGCCGCGGCCCTTGCTGAAGTCGTCCGAGTAGGTGATGACGATGATGCGCGTCTCGGGGAACATGCCGAGCACCCAGAACGGGAGCAGCTCGCCGCCGAAGGTCGACTTGCCGACCTGGGGCGGGACGTTCAGCATGATGAACGACTCCTGGGTCTTGTCCAGGAACGCTGGCACGACAGCCTGCTCGGCCATGGCAAGCCACGGGTCGACGCGGTACTCGGTGCCCGCTCCCCACAGCCGAGGGGCTAGCGACCGGCCGATGCTGGAGGGAAGGGCGATGCGCTCGAGGTGCTCGAGCGACTCAGTCGTCGCGGACATGCGCTTCGATCGCCTGCCGCTGCTGCAGCGCCGCCACGGTGCCGCTGGTCAGGAGCAGCTCCTTGGCTGCTTCGACGGTGGCCTGCACCACCTCGTGCTTGACGGTGGTGTGCTGCTCGATGGCGATCTTGTGTGCCGGCGGGCGCCAGCGGTCGGGGCGGCGGTTGTAGAGCACCATCTCCACGGCCCAGCGGTTGCCAGCCAGGGCTCGCTGTCCGACGGTGGTCTCCACCTGGTCGAGGAAGTGCTCCTGCGCGTCGGCGAGCAGGTCGAGGAAGTCGGTGTCCTTCTTCAGCTTGCGCAGCTTCAGCGGGGTCCAGCCCACCGAGTAGGCGGCGACCATCTCGGCGGCGCCGCTGCGCACCAGGTCGAAGAAGGTCTCCACCTCTTCGATGTCGGCGACCGCACTCGGCATGAGCGGATGCTACCTAGTCTTCGCCGTCCAGGTAGTTGTACGGCACCAGGGAGAAGGCGGCGAGAGCCAGCCACGTCCACACCGGCATCGGGATGGAGTCCAGCACAAAGATGCGGGTGAGGACCAGCGTCCCAGCCGACACGTAGATCGATACGCACCAGGGGCAGGTGATCAGGGTCCAGCCCTTGTAGGCGATGAGGTCCCTGCTGAACCCCTTGGTGTACTCCGCGTGGCTCGGCGCAGGGCGCAACTCCAACCAGTCTGTCACCTTCTTGCGGGTGCCGGCGATCAGGTCGTCGGCCACGATGAAGCGGGTGACGCGCCAGACGACGCCGATCAGGATGACGAAGGTCAGCCAGCTCATCGGTGCCTCGGGTTCTGTGTGATCTTCACGGTGACGCTGCGGTCGTCCTCCGGGACGCCGGCGCCCTCCAGGAAGGTGGACTGGCCGGTGACCACGAGGGTCTCGGTGCCTTCGTCGCCGGTCACCTGGCACTCGGTCAGCTGGTCGATGCGCTCGGTGCGGCCGGTCGGTTCGAAGCGCCCGTCGCCGAGGTCGCGCATCTGGTAGCGGGAGAGCACCCAGGTGTCGCCGTTGGAGGAGGCGTGCCCCGGCTCTACGATGTCTTCACCGAGGTGGCTGCCCCCTTGCCACTCGATCTTGCACATGGTCCTGATGTAGCGGCTCACGTCGACAGAGTATCATCCATAGCATGTCAACCCAGCGCCCGGCGGACGGCGACCTGCACCGGGATGCCAGCGTCTTCGGCAGCGTCGATGATCAGATCCTTGCGGGGGTGGCGATGGAGCTGCTTGAGATCGTTGGTGTGCATCGCCCAGGTGCCCCACTCCTCGCCGACCTTGAGGGCGAATCGGGCGCAGCCGTACTGGGCGGGACACGCCTGGCAGATGAGCAGCGCCATCTCGATCCACGCCTTGGCTTCGCGGCCGAGCAGAAGGGCGCCCTTGTCCTTGGGGTCGACGGTCCAGGCGAAGTGCGGAAGCCCCTCGGGCCGGTGGTTGGACCGGCAGCGGGCCTCCTCCTTCCACGAGACGTCAGCCCCCCGGGCGGCGCGCATCGACTTGGGGATCTCGGATCCGCTGGCGAAGGACTGATGGCGACCCATGGCTGGGAGCCGAGTGTAGGTCTTGATCTCGAGAGGAGTGTGTGATATGGCGAACACTCGTTCCCCGCAGTTCATCGCGCTGATGGCTCAAGCCCAGGGGCTGAAGATGACGCGGGAGGAGCGGATGGACTTCGCTGAGTTCTTCCTGCGGCGCGACGTCTCCAGCTGGAAGAACCTGACGGACGAGCAGGTGCTCCGTCTACTCGACGGGTTCAACGGGCATCACCTGTTGAACGAGCTGCTTCACCAGCGCGTATGACGACAGTCACCGCGAGGATTCTCAGGGCTGCGTCCCTATGAGCGACTTAGGACGCATATAACCCGACAACCGCCCCTAGGTGAAGAGGCTGACGCCTCCCGGCCCGACGAGCAGGCCGAGGATGATGCAGATGATCCCCACGAGGATCGCCCCCCTCACCAGGTTCACGATCCCGACCACGACGAGGACCACGGCGAGAATCCACAGCAGTAGGTGCATGGTGAACCCCTACCCCACCTCAGCTGCCGAGTAACTCCACGACGGCGTCGTGGCAGAGGTTGCTCGCGGCGATGGAGTCGAGGGTGAGCCGACTGCCGTCGGACGCGCGGCCGGTGCGGGCCCGACGGGTGGCGTCATTGCGCTGCCCGCGGGTGAACAGCTGCTCGTCCTCGGTGCCGAGGGCGACGACGTAGATCACGGCCGTCGGGAAGGAACCGTGGTACGGCTCCTTGCAGCCCGGCGACCTGGCGAGGTCGTAGAGGCCGGCGGAGTTCGACGTGGCGAAGCTCTGGCGCAGAGTGGTGCCCGCGAGGGCGGAGTCCTGGCGCTGGCCGCAGTTGCATCCCATGGTGGGCCATACTATGGCGCATCGTCGCGGAGCCTGAACGCATCTCGAGGTTGCGGCGCTGGTGGCGCAGTGCCGCCTCAACGGTGGTCACCCAGACCTGGGAGTCGCGCTTCTGGGTGCTGATCGGGGTCATCGGGGTAGTCCATGACCCGCTGTCGAACAGTGTCCCGGTCATCTTCTTCATGTCGGCGTGGGCCAACGTGAAGGGGGCGAAGAACGAGGCACAGGGGGCGAAGCGAGAGATGATCGAGGAACAGGCCGAGGAGGCCGAGGAGGAATGAGATGCTGAAGCGCTCACTGCACGTCGGGCTGAACTATCCGGGGACGTCGGCCGAGCTGGCCGGCTGCGTCAATGACGCCTACGACTGGGCGGCCATGTTCGCCGAGCTGGGCTACGAGCCGACGATCTCAATCGAGCCGAGCGGGGATGCGATCCTCACCGCCCTGCGCGACGGCCTGGACGGGATGCGCTGGGGTGACCGGTTCGTGTTCACCTACTCGGGGCACGGGTCGTTCGTCCCGGATCGGAACGGCGACGAGATCGACGGGTTCGACGAGGTGCTGTGCCCGTCCGACTACACCCGTCGGTACATCACCGACGACGAGCTGGCGACAGCGTTCGACTCGGCCGCCACTGGCGTGCGGCGCACGTTCCTGTCGGACAGCTGCCACTCGGGCTCGGTGTCTCGGGTCGCTGGGCTGGGGTTCGGTGGATCCCTGCCACCGATCCGCGCCCGGTTCATGTCGCCGATTGAGCTGATCGGCAGCGACCCGCTCGTCACGATGTCGCGCGGCTGGGTGCAGCCGAAGGCGTCGAGGGTGCCGGCGACGCTCATCTCCGGGTGCTCGGACCGCGAGTACAGCTACGACGCGTGGTTCGGGGATCGGGCCAACGGCGCCTTCACCCGGGTAGCCATCGATGCCTACTCGCCCGGCGACACGATGATCCGGTGGTTCAGGGCGATCCGCTCGGGCCTGCCGACGGCGAGCTTCCCGCAGACCCCGCACCTGACGGCGCGGCTGCACCAGCGGTACTGGAAGCTCTAGCCAGCGCCTGCCGCCGTCCCGCTCCAATCAGGGCGACGATCTCGGCCGTGTGTCGGGCTCACTATTCCCGAGCGCCGGGCGTGTCATTTCACGCAGGCGCCGGCTCGAAGACGGCGACCGACAGCATCGAAGCGGTGACGCCTCGGAGCTGGTCGGCCTCGCGCTCGTCGAGCTGAGGCAGGACGCGGTCGACGATGTCACACAGGTCAGCCACCGAGGCTGCCGGGACGATCACGAGGCGGTCCATAGCATCCATGGTACGCACACGGATGCCGCCCCCGTCAACAGAGTCTCGTATACGACCGTGAGACGGCCGCGTGCGGCGAGCTAGGGGTTCACTCGGACTCTGCCCTCCTCCACGGCAGCGACGGCCCCTGTGGCGGTGATTCGCCAGGTGTGATATCCGCGCAGCGTGAAGATCGGGAAGGCGACACGGTAGATGCCAGTCGCTTCGGCCGTGACCGTCATGTTGGAGATCGTCCCGTTCGGCAGCGTGAGCTTGCCTGTCACCGTCGCCGCCACGGGGAAGCCGTCGAAGTCGAGGGCCGTGACTCGGCGATAGATGCGGTCGCCGATGTGCAGATCGCCGAGGGCGTAGGCCTGGGACAGCAGGGGCACGTCGTCCAAGGTAGTCGACGTCGGGATCCATTCGCCCTGGAGCCGGTCGCGCAGCCACTCCGAGAGGAGCACAGCTAGACGGCCCTGACCTGCGTCACCTGGCCGCGATGACGGACCCACACGTCGGCAGTTGCGGGCGCCGAGTCGAAGCGAGCCCAGAGCACCCGGCGGCCACCGATGGTGTCGCGCAGGGCGGGGACCCACTCGTCGTCGGCGGGCTGCCGGCGGCTGATGGCCATGTGGAAGGCGCTGAGATCCTCGGCGTCGTGGTCCCAGGGCACGATGACCTTGCGCATCATTCGACCTCAACGGCGGCGGGCGCCACGCGGATGGGGCGTTCCACCGTGTCGGTCAGGCGGACCCAGCACTGGTAGTCACCCGCTGTGAGGACGACGTCGTTGGAGCTGAAGGGGCCGACGAGGCGGGCGAGGTAGTAGTCCCCGGAGACGCCGGACGCGAGGGCGTCATCCCAGAGGGCATGGCCGCTACTGGTGACGAGGATGGCGTCATCCCAGTCGGCCTCGAGCGGGCGGGCGGCCGGCGCGACGAACGCAACCTCGGCGCCGACGGATGGCACATCGCCCGTCACTCCGATGAACAGGTACTCGGTGCTGTCCCGGTCGATCTGCATGTCATCCTCCTGGGCACATCGCGGGCCCGATCAGCTCGCGGGACGTGTCGGGTCCCGCATCGACGGAGGGCGCAGCCTCGATGTCGGGACCGTCCACGACCCGGCTCACCGCTGGGCCCCGCACGGACACAGCTTCGATTGCTGGGCCATTCAGGGAGAGTACCTCAATCGCCGGCCCGGTGATCCGACGTGCGACGGCTGGGCCCTTCAGCGCGACCACCATGATGGCGGGGCCGGAGAGCAGGATCGCCTTCGTCGCTGGGCCATCGATGGCGCAGGTGATGATCGCCTCAAGGTCGCCGCGCGGCACCGTGTCGGCGGTGTGGCCGTGGAGAGCGTCGTCGACGACGAGGACGTGCAGCTGCGTGACGGTGACGGTGTCAGCCGAGTGGGCGTGGAGCGTCTCCTGCACGACGAGCGCATTGACCGTGGTGACGGTGACGTTGTCCGCGGCGTGCCCGTGGAGCGCGTCGGCGACGGAGAGAACGTGGACCTGGGTGAGAGTGACGCTGTCGGCGGTGTGGCTGTGAAGCGTCTCGGAGACGGTGAGGACGTGGCCTTGGGTGAGTACGACGTTGTCGGCCGCGTGGCCGTGCAGCGCGTCCTGGACGACGAGTGAGGAGTTCTTGGTGATGGCCGCGTTGTCAGCGGTGTGGCCGTGAGCCGCATCCTGGACCGACAGGACGTGGACCTGGGTCAGCGCAACGTTGTCCGCTGTGTGGCCGTGCGTCGCTTCCTGAACGACGAGGGCCCCGCCGGCGGCGAGCACGACGTTGTCGGCGGCGTGACCGTGAAGCGCATCCTGGACGGCCAGGACGTGGGTCTGCGTCAGAGCGACGTTGTCGGCGGTGTGCCCGTGCGTGGCGTCCGCAACGACCAGTGAGTGGACCTGCGTCAGGGCGACGTTGTCGGCGGTGTGCGTGTTCCTCGCTTCGGCGACGGTGAGCACATGACCTTGAGTGAGGACCACGTTGTCGGCCGTGTGCCCATGCAGAGCGTCGGCGACGACCAGCGAAGAGTTCTGGACGAGGACAACGTTGTCGGCCGTATGCCCGTGCGTCGCGTCCTGGACGGCGAGGGTGTGGACCTGGGTGAGCGCGGCATTGTCAGCGGCGTGGCCGTGCAGCGCGTCCTGGACGACGAGGTCGCCGCCAGCCGCTCCCTCGGGTACTGAGAAGGAGACCTGCGACACCCGAACGGTGGCGCTGGTGAACGTTGTGGCAACCAGCTCGAGCCGAAGGTCGTTGTAGTTCGAGATGTTGGCCGCTGCCGCTGGAGCGACCGCGTGGTTGTAGTTGGCCGCGGACCCGGTCAGCGTCTCGGTCCAAGCATCGATCTCGGTCGCGCCCTGCAGGAGCCGAACCTTGAGGAGACCGGAGCCAGCGGACGCCCATGCCCGCACCCTGACCGTGTGGTCGTCATCGTTGGGTGGCGTGGTGACCGGGTTCGCCAAGGCGAACTCGTAGGCGCCAGACGTGGTCGCCTGTGGGTGGACGATGATCGTCTGGGCGCGCCACGCCGCTGACACATCGACGGCGAATGTGCCAGGGTTCTCAGCGGAGCCAGTCGCCAGCTGCCGCTCGGCGGACGCGATCAGCCCGCCGAGGTTCGTGCCCGCAGTGCCCGCCGTCTTCTGGCGTGGCGGTGACGGCGTGTAGTTCGTGGGCGGTGTGTTCGCCCACGTGTCATCGTCCGCCTCTTCGAGCGCCTGCCCGAAGAACGCGATGAACAGGTAGTCCTTCGTGATGCCACCGGTCGGCGTCACCGACGGCGGATCCGGCGTGAGGGAAGTCCCTGTGGCGGTCGTGCCGATCTGTGGAGTGATCGACTTGTCCGCACCAGAGATCCGGTAGGCGAGCGACACCGAGCGGGTGGCCGCAGAGGATGTGAACGTCGGGTTCGACGGGACGCCGGCGCCGGTGTAGAGGAGGATCTTGAGGCCGTTCGCGACGTTCTCGTCGAGCACCTCGGACCAGTCGGTGAGTGCGTTCAGGGTCGCCGCCGTCGACCCGATGTCCATGAGGATGAGAACGAGGTCGCTACTCGCGATGCTGGCTGGCAGCGTCACGGGGTGACTGGTCGCAGCAGTGGCGACGACGGACTCGGTGACGGCCTGGACTACTGGGAAGGCCATGTCAGATCGTCACCGTCACGTAATCGGAGTCGTTCGTCGTCGTCTCGTCGATCGACTGCCAGAGGTTAGTTGTGCCCGCTGACTCGTTGACCCAGCCGACGCGGGCGACATCTGCGTCGGGGCGCAGGGTCTCCGACGGGGGTGGGGGCTCCGGGCGCAGAGCGACAATCGCCCCCACGCCCTTGTTCGCACCGACGGAAGCGTTCGCGGTGAAGGACAGGGCGCCCGTTGCTGACGTCGTCAGCGCAGCCGTAGCGGCCGAGCTGCTGACGTACGACGTGCCGTCATGCGAGTCGGCGCGTTCCGTGAATCCCGACGGCGGCGTCCACGTGTAGCTGGATTCGACCGCTGACGCGAGGGCGATCCCTAGGCATTCGTCAACGGCTGGGGTGATCGTCGGGACATCGACCGTTGTGCCTGCCGTGCCGTCATGCGCGATCGAATAGTCAGTGCCAGACGCAGGTGAGGAGCCGAGCGGATTCGTCGCGTCGAACGTCCCAGCTTCCACTGCCACGACGACAGCGGTGGCGTTGGAGCCGTCGTTCTTGGTCCACGTGTACGTCGCGGACGGCGCGCCGCTGGGGATCAGGTAATAGATCCCTGCGATCGGCGCGTTCCCGATCAGCACCTCGGCGACGGTCACCCATCCGCCGCCCGGCGGGGTCAGATCGGCAGCGGAGCCGTAGAACCCATCAGGGCAGTAGACGAGCGCCGCGATGAAGTCCCCGACCGCGGCACCCGCTGGCATGTCGACGACGAAGCTGACCGACCCGTTGAACGTCGACGTGACTACCGCTGACCGGTAGACGGGGGCTGCCATGCGGGCCTCGGGTCAGTCCACGTCGACGAGGATGTTGTCCCAGTGCCAGGTGAAGCCGGCGATCGGGCCGTCCTTCTCGGGCGTGTAGTTGTCGTCCTGGAAGATCACGCGGGCGTTAGCCGGGAAGGAGCCTGGGACCGTGACCGAGCGGACGCCGCGCGTCGGATCTGTCGGATCGGCGGGGGCGTCCTGGTTGACGACGCCGACCTGGCGGGACACCGTCACCGTGCCGTTGTCGTTGTCGACCATGCAGTGCCGGTAGCGGGCAGCCTTGTCGGTTGTCGACCACTGGAACCAATCGGTCTCACGCTCGGTGTTGTCGACGGCCGTGCGGATCTTGTGGTCCCAGAGCTGGAACATGAATGAGCCCGCGGGCAGCGGGAGGGCGGTCTGATCGACGGCGGACGTCGTCGGCGAGATGTAGTCGAGGCGCCAGCTGTTCGCCTGATAGGCAGCCTCGGGGATCACGAGGGCCTGGACCCACTTGCGACCGCCGAGGTCGGTGGCGTTGACGTCCCAGCAGACGCGACCCACGTTGCTGAACGTCTGGTTCGGAGAGAACGACAGGATGGTGTAGCCATCGACGTCGGCCATGCCGGTCATCACGTGGCCCTTGGCGGCGTCGCCGCCGGGGGCACACCACCAGAACAGCTCGGAGTTCGCCAGGTTGACGTTGGCCCCGTCGATCGATGAGTGGATGTGGACGTCGCGCTGTGTCGTCGGTGCGCCGCAGGCCATGTCGTGGTCGCCACCGAAGACCCGGCCGTAGTCGACGTTGGCGTCGTCGCGGAAGTGGACGTCGAGCTGGAAGCGGCCGTAGAAGTCAGCCGCCGAGGCGAAGTCCGCGAGGAAGTCGCCGCTCGGCTCCGGCGGGAGCGAGGTGCTCGTCGACGATGTGGTCGCAGGTGCAGTCGTCGTAGTCGTCGGGGGCGGGGCGGTTGTGACAGGGACAGTCGTCGTAGTGGACGGTGTCGTCGTGGTGGTCGGCGGCAACGTCGTGGTCGTCGTGGTCGTCGATGGCGCCACCTCCGGGATGTGGAGCACCCAGCCGGTGCGGGGATGACCCGTGTTCGACGTGGACGCGGCGATGTTGTTGGCCAGCTGCAGGTCGTCGGCGGTGAGGCCGTGTGATGCGGCGATCGACTGCCAGGTGTCCGACGGTTCGACGCGGTAGTGGCTGGGTTCCTCCTCGCCCGCCTGGGCGATGAACACACCGGACAATGCGACGGCGCCGGCGACGAAGGCCGCGCCGATCGCGACGAGGGAGCGCTTCACGCTCACCACCTCTCTACGGTGATGCCGACAGGGACCCGGTTGTCATAGCAGGCGGTGGTGGAGTAGAAGAAGCCGCCCGCGTCAGGCGTAGCGGTGTCGACACTGACATCGTTCCCTCGGCGCCAGAACGGCTCACCGTCGCAGACCACTGCACTGCGGAACGAGGAGCCCGCATTGTCACTCGGGCCTGACTTGGCCCGAGTCTGCACGAACGTGGTGTTGCCCTGCTTCCACTGGTAGGTCACAATCTCAACCGGGCTGCAGGCGAGCAGCACCGCAGCCAGCGGCGCGAGGAAGAGGAGGCGGCGCTTCACTTGCGGCCGCCGAACGCGCTCACGCCTGTGTGGCGGGTGGAGTGCACCTCGAGGGTCACGGGAGCTTCGACCTCGCTGTGATCCTCGGTCTCCTCGACCGGTTCGTCGCAAGGCTCTTCGGTGGGGCTCATGCCCGACACCTTACGTCGGGTCGGCGATCTCGATGTCCCATGCAGGGACGTTGACCGTGTTGCCGGACGTCAAGGCCTGCGACGTGCAGGTGGTGACGTACTTGAGCACCGAGCCGGTGGCGAGCACGATGTGCGTCGCTGTGCCGGAAGCGTCGACGGGCACGGCGTTCTGGGCAAGCACGGAGAGCTTGCGGCCGGAGACGTCGCCGTTGGCGATCGTGTAGTCGCCGTTGCCCGAGCCGGCCGTCATGGTGACGTCGGCGAGGGAGACGGCGGCGATGCCAGCGAAGTTCGCCGGCTCGGCGGAGGTGACGTGAAGGACGGTCGACGTGGCGATGTCCGTCAACATGGTGTCCAGAACGGCATCAGGCGTTGCCTTGCCCATCGGTCAGTCCTTTCAGAGGGGTCAGAGGATCACTGGTCGACGGGCGGCGGCGGATCGACGACGACCCGCTCGTTGGAGTCGACCAGGCGCACCGTGTTGCCGGTCAGCAGACGGGGCTTCGCCGTGGTCGTCGAGCGGTCGATGGCGCCACGGAACTCGTTGACCACCGTGGCGGCCGAGCCGACCTGGAGACCAACGATGACCAGCGACGCCCAGCCGAGCTTCGACAGGGGGAGGGCGCCGCCGAGGCTGATCGCTTCGCCCCACGCTGACTGCGCGAAGATGGAAACGCCGGCGACGCCTGAGCCCCAGACGGTCAGCTGCGTGAGGACGCCGTTCCAGTCCCGGCCCCGGGCGTAGCGCAACAGGTTGACGATGGCGAGCACGGTGGCGGCCAACGCGGCAGTCGGAAGGAAGTTCTCCACGGCCACCAGTCGTACTACCGCTGAGGCGGATTCGTCTAGCTGCTCGCCTTGCGGGCGTTCTCGAACGTGCCCTGCTGCCACTCGTTGAGGGTGAACGGCACCGGCACCATCCGGTCCGCCTGGCCTGGCTTGCCGCGGGGAGAGTTGAAGGCGACGCCCTGGTCCTCGAGGTCCCACAGCTGGGCGATCAGCTTCAGCTCGTGACCCGGCCAGGCGATCTGGACGGCGCTGGTGTGGTCGTAGATGAACAGCGCGTTCGGGTCGCCCTCAACGGGCTGGTGTACACAGAACTTCACGTCGTCTCCTACGGGCAGGGGGCCGATCGGTGCGGCGGGCGGGTTGAGTAGGGTGATGACCCGAGCGCGGACGACCGGGAGCTTGGAGTACATGTTGGCGCCGGGGCAGCTGGTGGCGTTCGGGTGGGCCGGGTTGTCGCGATGGCCGAGGATCTTGGCGGTCGGCAGGATCCAGCCGTTCTTGATGCCGTAGACGACACCGAGCGCCACGCCTTCAACCTCGATCGCCAGCGGCTCGCGCAGGTCGTAGTTGCCGCAGATGCAGACGGCTTCGCCCTGTTCGTTGCGGTCTTTCGTGGCGGCGCTCATGTACTTGCCGCGGCCCTCGGCGATCGTGAGGACGTCGGTCTGACGGTTGTAGTGGACGAGCACGTCGTAGTCGAGGGCCGAGTAGCCCTTCGTCTTCTGGGCGTACGTGTTCAGGTTGCGGAACACCATCTCGGCGCTGCCGTCCATCCACGCTCCGCCGCCGACATGGTGCACGTAGGTCTCGGGATCCCACTGGGTCTCGGGCTGGGGTGGGCGAGACCACGTCATCCCCCACTGGGCGGCCGTCAGGTATCGAGTCGTGGTCACGGGTCTGATGCTATGCGCTACAGGCCGCGGCAGGTCGGGATGGGGAACTTGGCGATGTACTCGGCGAGCGCTGCCTTGTCCTCGAGGCGGTCGGCCTCGACGATCGGGGCGAGCTGGAGGGCGAAGTCTCTGGCTGGCGGCGACAGCTGATCGAAGCCGCCGATCTGCTCAACCGGCGTGCCGATCTGATCCGCGAGGTAGTCAGTGAAGAACGTCCTGAACTCAGCCTGCACTTCGCAGTTGGCAACGCGCGCTTCGTGTCGGTCCACTGATTGCTGCCAGAAGGCGTAGCCGAAAGCTGCGGCGACGATCGCTATCGCCAGCATCACCGGGGCGGCGGGCACTCTGCCCTTCGTCCACCACGTCCTGCGCTCGATCTCGATCTGGTCGATCTCGTTCTGAGTCACGACGGCCATCCTGTCTGGTGTTGCCCGCCACGACGCCGATCCCAAGGGCGCCGCCCAGCAACGCCGTCCAGTATGGCCCAGGATCGATGTCCGCTGTGATCTTTGCGATCGCGAACGCGACCATGATCATCAGGCACACCGCTGTGGTGATGTTCTTCCACGGGTCCTTCTTATGTCGGAGGTTCATGTTCCGCCCTGACGTAAGGAGCTGAGCCACGCCTCGCGAATACCACCAGACCCAGTAGTACGCATGGTAGCCAGGAGAGCGCACCCGACAGCGACCCAGCCAGCAACCAGGAGAGGGACCGCAACACCCCGAAGGCGACCCAGAAGATCCCGCACCAGTATCGGATCGTCGGGGTTGATCCGGCCCTCATGGCCCAGACTCCACACCCGACTGCGGTTGACGAAGCAGCGACGTGCCACCACTTCCCAGGCAGCTCGTTGCTGTGGTAGTCGAGGAGGATGACGATCGTCATGCCGAGCATGATCAGGGTCATCAGGATGATCACGCCGTGCGTCGATGCGATCCAGCCCATCGCCCCGCCGCGGCGGCTCAACGACGTCAGCAACCGCTCGCGGCGCGTCGTCGACGGTCCCGTCGAAGTCGTAGCGGGACGCAAGGATGGCATAGATGTCACAGTACCCTTCGGCCGCGCTCTGTCGGTCTTCTCCCATGACGCAAGCATGTATCAGGAGCGTCCCAGGAGGGTCCTACAGCGTCCCGCCTGCTATAGGGCCGGGTAGGAGAGGGTCCACTGAAGCTCGTCGCCCGTTCCCCAGGTCCAGGGCGACGTGGCGCTGATGTCGCCGAACTGGAAGTCGCCGTCGCGGAAGATCACCGCCTCTCCGGCGACGAACAACGAGCAGGAAGCGCTGGCGTTGGTGTTCGTGCTCGCGTCGTACATGCGCCCGGACCCGCACACGGGGTAGGTGTTCCCGCCCTCCTGCATGACGGGCAACGTCAGTCGGAAGAGGTTCAGCCCAGCCGTGAACGTGGTCCCCGCCCCGAGGGCAAACCTGCCCGTGTAGTGGACGGTGTCGCCCTCGCGCCAGTAGCGCGCCGCCACCGTGACCGCGCCCAGCGCCGAGACCACGCCGGAGAACGTTGGCGTGTACGCCGTGATCGGCTGATAGATGATCCGCCAAGCGCTCCCCGTGTAGCGGTACTTGACGTCGGTCGCCCGCATGCGCGCCTCCATCCCCTCCTCGGGGCTGGGCAACTCGGCGTCGCGCTCGGCCTCGTTGAGGAACACGAAGACGGGATAGGCGTCGGCGTAGGCGTCCGGCATCTCGATGGTGACGAGCCCGCTGGCGGCGCGGCTGATCTCCAGCGTGTCCGAATCGAACGAGCACCCGCAGCGAGAGGAGGGACAGAGAGACATCGCGTTCCTTCCTAGGGGGCCTGCGGGTAGGCGAAGGTCCACCACATCTCGGCGCCAGCCACCCAGGTGAAGGGGTTCGTGTTGGAGATGGCGAAGTCGGCCGGCGCGGGGGCGTACGTGGTGAAGGTGTCCCAACCGGGGGCGATGTCGGTGATCGCCGGGTACACGTCGCCTGCCGGCGGGTTGTAGAAGCTAGCGACACCTGCCATGCGGGGGATGTTGGGGTAAGCGGGAATGGGGAGGTCGATCTCGTTGCCGTTCATCCCCCAGATCATTCCGGCTCCCCAGAGCAGCCGGCCCTGGTAGTGGACCGTCTCATCCGAGACCCAGTACTTGGTGGCGATCGTCGCAGCACCCAGCGTGAAGGTCGTCGTGGGGGTGAAGCTGGTGACTGGCTTGGACCTCAGGCGCCACTTGCCCGACGGCGCGTTCCACATCCACACGCTGCGCGTGTCGGTGGTGAACACGCGCATCCCGTCGAACCGCTCGCCGGACTCGGGGCGCGTGTCCGGGATCTCGGTGGCGATGCCGTCGTAGGTCTCGAGGTTGTAGCCGACGCCGCCAGCCTTGGCCTGGACACTCAACGATGACGACGTGATCGTGCAGCCGCATCGCGACGGGGGGCAGAGACTCACGGGTACATCCTGTCAGAACGGCAAGGCCATGATCTTGGTTGAGTGCCACGAGACGAAGCGGCCAGCGTCGTCGGGTCCGATGATCCGGCCCCCGGCCCGCACCTCCACCTGGTCGTCGTAGGAGATCGGGCCGAACAGCGTGAGGGATCCCGCGTAGAAGCCGCCCGAGGACGTGTCCGCCACGACGGACGGTGACAGTGTCTCCTGGTCGACCACTTCAAGCAGGGAGCTGGAGTCCGGCAGGTACGTTCGCAGCAGGGCCGTCATGCGCTCAGACCCGATGAACGTCGCGGTGCCGGGGCCCGACGAGATCTCGACGCCGATCCTCACCATGAGGAACCACGAGCCCGGGTCGAGCACGAGGCTCGCCAGCGCCACGTCGTTGCCGTCCGTAATGCTCGAGCCAGAGCCGGGGGCCGACGGCTGGATCGCTCCCTGCCACCGTTGCCGGTTGCGCGTGCGGGCCTGCCCGTCGCGCAGCCCGGTCAGCATCTGCTGCATGGCCATCGTCGGCTCGGTCAGGTTCCGGTCACCCATCAGAGAGCGCCTTCCGTGTAGCCCAGCGGCTGGAGTGTCACAGCGATCTTCTCGTCCTCGCCCGCCTGCACACTGCCACGCACCCGCTTCACGCGTCCCGCAGCAAGCAACTGCCCCCAGCATGCGTCGAACACGTCCATCGTCCAGATCGATCCGGGTCGCAGGTTCTCCACGTTGACCGGCGCCTCGGCGGACAGGCTCACCGAGTCAATCACCGCTGGAGCGATGGCGCGCAGGGCAACAAGAGAGTCGACCCGCCGCTGGAACGCCGAGTCGTCCGGCTCCACTTCGCCTTCGCCGGCCCGGTACAGCTCGGCGGTCTCCACGATGTCGAGCACGCTGTCATAGGGAAGGTCATCGTCGATCTGCGCGGTCCAGAACTTACGGAAGCCCCCCTGGCCGGAGTCGGCGCCGGGCGCCCATCCGGTGTTGGCCTGCGCCATGCCGTTGATCGTCCACTGCGGGATCTCGGTGAAGGCTTCCTGGGTGAACATCCCGTAGACGGTGTCGCCGCCCGACGTGACGGCCGCGGCCTGCTCGGTGTTGAGGTAGTACTGCTCGTTGAGAGGGCCGATGAAGAGCCAACCGACGTTCGGCTGGAAGACGACCGGCACGCCGGCGAGCACGTAGGCATCGATCGATGAGTCGAGGAGATCCTCTACGACGTCCCAGGCGTAGTTGAACTCTCGGGCCACCACGTTGCGGGTGATCGCCACGCCGACGGCGGGCTGCGGCACGTTGAAGACGAAGGCGTCCGTGGGCACTCGCGCTGAGACGTTGAGGATGTAGGCGAACATCTGCCCCACATCGTTGGAGACGAAGCGCAGCGACTCCGTCCTGGTGGCGAGGCGCTTGCGGAACCGGGAGAACGTGTCGCTGCAACTGATCGTGATCCGCCCGTCGCTGCGCGCCACCGATGTGACCGGCCCCTTCCACACAGGCATCCCGTCGCGCTCGATCGTCATGCCGTAGCGCCACGGCTTGAGGCCGCCGTACTTGGCGCAGCACGCCACGCCACCCCACTCGTCGGGAACGACGACGCTGGCGGTGGAGATCTCGTCGAGCACACGCTCCCATGTGATGTTGGACCACCGGACCGCATCGATCCGAGTCTCGTAGTCATTGCCGGTGATGATCGCCTCGTACTCGCTGGCGCACCCCAGGACCGGCCGGTTCTTGGAGCCGCGCGCCATGCCGCGGATCGGCACCGCCGTGGCTGGGATGATGCCGACGCCAACGCTCGCCGTGGGGATGGCGACGAACGTGAAGACGTTGTAGAAGGTGGACGGGTTGCTGTCGTTGTAGTCGAACCCGAGGAACGATGCCCCGACCGTCTCCGCCTCCACCGGTCGGGTGAAGATGATCCCCGTGGAGCCAGCGTTGTAGAAGCTGACCTTGCGAGCGACGAAGGAGAACCCCTGCCCCGGCGATCCGATGGTTGTGAGTCCACTGCTCGTTGCGGTGGCCAGCACGATCATGAGCGAGTCGGGATTGGTGGATGCCGTAGGCGACGTCGGAGTGTTGTCGGTCTGGGTGCCGCCTGAGCGCGTCCTGCTCTCAAAGGGGTCACCGAACGTGACGCAGTCGCGAACCACGAAGGCGAAGGCGCCCATGTTGTGCTCGAGGTCGGCGAACCCAGCAGGGGTGCCCGGGACGATCCGGGGGGTCGGCGTCGCGCTGTCCGTGGCGCGCCGCCACCACCAGATGACGACCGCGGCGGAGTTCATGAAGTAGTCCCTGCCGCTGTACAAACTTGCAGTGGTGGCCTGCCACCCAGCGGGCGCCGCTGGGTACACGGGCCCCAGGGGGGACGGGAAGATCTGCGCAGCCAGGACGATGACGTCGTCCTTCTGGTGGAAGGGCAGGGGGACGTCGAGGGCGGAGCTGGATGACGCGTCGGAGAAGACCATCTCCGAGACGGCGGTGATGCGGGGGCGTGCCATCAGGCGCAGCCAGAGCGCTCTTGCAACCGCAACGACATCGTCGGGAAGTGGAGCGTTGAGTCGTCGAAGATGTAGCCGCCGTAGGTGTAGCGCAGGTTCGGCGCGTCCCGGGTCAAGCACGTCGTGGCTGGCTCAATGACGATGTGCGACGTCCCGCAGGGCAACGCAAAGAAGCGCTGGAACGGCGGGTCGACGGCGTCCATCAGGCGGAAGCCGCCCTCGAGACCCACGGTGCTGTTGTCGCTGTAGAGCACCTTGCGTGCCGCGACGTCCCAGACCAGCTCGGTCCACGGCGGGATCACCTGCGTGTAGATCTCGCCAAGGATCGGCAGACCGCAAGGATTCGGAACGACTCCGTCCTCGTTGGGGTCGGCGTAGCAGATGAGGCGGAGCGGGACGACGGGGGCGGAGTTGTCGTTGGTGAGCGTGACGATCGGGGCGACAACACCTGTTGCCTCGCCGACCTCGAACGTGAAGACGTTGCGGCATGTGTCCGGCATGTCGCTACACATCGGTCGGCAGTCCACCTTGTCGGGGCCGATCGGCAGGGAAGTCAGGCAGGTGGCCATGACCCCAGTGTCGACGAGGCCGGGGGCGGCCGAGGACGCCGAGTACATGCACGGGTCGCCGGCGGCGATGGTGAACGAGAGCCGCCGGATGAAGCACCCACCGTTCTTCACCGGCTCGTCCTCCCATGAGAGGTCTTCGATGAGGCCGACCTCGCGCAGCTCGGCCACGCCGCTCCAGAGGTTCTCCTCTTCGGAGTCCGGGCAGAACCGACGGAGCAGGAGAGAGCTGGTGGCGCACGTGGCGCATGCGTTGCCGAGTCGGCCGGCGAGCCAGTTGAACGCATGGTCGAGCGCGCGCTCGCTGAGGCCGAGTACGAGCACGTTGAGCTTCATCACCCGCTCCGACGAGTCCAGCTTGCCGAGCTGGCCGCCTCCCCCCGGTCGGCCTGTCCTGGTGGCGGTGCGCTTCGTGTGGCGGTTGTCGAGGCCGGTCCACTCCTCAATGAAGAAGCCCATGACGTCGCCGGACTCGGGGATGTTCTCGCTGTACCACGGGGCCGGGTCGAACATGGGGTCGGAGTACTCGCCGACATCCCAATCATCCAGCTCCGCGAAGACGAAGTCGAGAGCCGCCCCGGACGTGGCCCGGGTCACGGCCACCGGACCTCCGGCGGCAATCGGGAACGACGCCATGTCGTTCACCCGGGGCCAGTTATCGGTCTTGATGTCCACGACGGGCGCCCCGTCGATGGTGGTCGCCACCGACAAGGCGTAGATGTCGCCATTCCATGGACTGGACGCACCGGTGAGGGAGAGGTTGCCGATCGTGAGGGGAGAGGTGGAGTTGAAGAGCGTCCCCACTGCGGCGGTGGCATTGACTCCGAGCTGCGTCCATCCGGTGTTCGATGCCTTGTCGGCGTCGATGGTGTCGGGGGTGGTGTCCTTGCGGAAGTACTGCACCCTCCCGTCGCTGGACCGCCAGGTCACTCTCAGCAGGAAGAGATCCTCGTCCGTCGTAACGGGGACACTCGAGAGGGCGTTGACGGACGTGGAGCCGTTCGTGCTGGTGAGCAGGACCAAGCGATTGAACGAGCTGGTCTGGAGTCGCCAGGAGAGGCTCACGCCCGCCAAGTCGAAGTGGCCCAGCAGGATGCGGTTCACGGGACTCAGAGGGGAGATCGTGAGGGCCACGCGAATGTCCAGTTGAGACGGGGCGGAGAAGCTCGCCGCGTCGGCGACCGTCAAGACGTTCGTGTTCGTCTGAAACCGCGGGAAGTTGACGTGGTTCGCGCGGGCGGGGGAGAGACCTCCGCCGAGGGGTGGCGCCGACCTCGTTTGATCCGCTCCAGCGCGGTTGATGGTGAAGACCACAAAGGACGACGCGAAAAAGGTGCTCACCGAGTTGAGTGGAAGGTCAGCGGGAACGAATCCCCCATACGAGATGATGTCTGTCAGGGGGGCGGGCTTGACGTGCGACGCCGTGATCCCCGCTCGGACGTAAACGTGGCTGATCTTGCCGGCGAACAGGTTGTTCAGGCCGGCATTGTTGGAGCCCACCTCAACCGGGGACGTTGAGTTGAAGATCGTCGTGTTGCCAGCAATCGAGATGGTCGCCCCCAGCTGCGTCCACGACGGTTCGGGGGCGTCGGCAGACACCCAGAACTTCGTCGTCCGGTTGGCCCCATCTGCCACGTCGAGACTCACTGCGACCCACATCCACTCGCCGGGCGCGGCCGCCACGGGCGCAGTTGAGGTCGCCGTTATGGTCGCCGCATCGAGGCCGGTCGGGGTCGTGTTGAGCAGGAGGGTGCCATCGAAGTTCACGAAGAACCGGTACGAGTGCTGCGTCGCGCCGGATCTCTTCGCGACGATCGTCTGGAGCCCTCCCGTCGCCCAGTTGTCCGGTGCGATCCGAGCGATGAAGGTGACGTCGCCCAGGATGTCCCAGAGGGCTGCGTCCGGGGTGGACAGGTAGTTGCCCGCAATGCCGGGGAAGTCGACATACCCGTCGCTGTACCCCAGCACCTCGTAGGAGTCGTCGTCGCACGGCGGGTCGTAGGCGTAGGCCTCGCACCCGCCGAAGTCGAGGACGTTGGAGATCTTGGCGCAGCCGAGGTTGTTGAGCGCTGGGTTCTTCAGGTATGCCGCCGTCCGGGCCCCGTTGAACACCTCGTGCGCGTCGGTCTCGTCGCGCAGGTAGAGCCACTGATGGTGATAGGTCACTGGGCCACGATCCTATGGTCAGACGCTGAGGCTGTCGGCGATTCGGTTCATGGTGGCGAGAGCGACGGCCTCCGGGTCGCCGTACGGGATGGACACCTCAACGCTGGTGGGCTTCGCGACGGCGATGCGGAGCAGCTCGAGCATGAGCGCCTGCGTCTGCTCCTCGCGCTTCTTCGCCTCCTCGTCGCGTCGCTTGGCCTCTTCCTCGGCGGCCTTGGCTGCCTCCGGGTCGCTCGCCGGCACGGTGCGGCTCGCCTCGGCGCGCAGCGCATCCACCTCGGCGACGAGCTGGGCCATGGCGGAGTCGGTGAGGCCGAGGGAGGCGAGGAGGTGCTCCACCTCGGCGCTGCTGGCGCCGTACTGGGCGGACACTGCCCGGAGCTGATCGACGTACCCGCGAGCCTGGCTGGTGACGGCGCGCACGTCGTCGCCGGCGGCGAGCTGCGTGCGGATGAAGTCCGAGATGCGCTCGGCGATGTCGAGGAACCCAGCCGCGTTCTGCGAGCCGAGGATCGCGCCAGTGTTCAAGCTCTGGAAGCCGAGGCCATACCCCGTGAACTGATTGCGGATCATCCGCTGCTGGGCCGTCGTCGGGTTGGAGACCGAGTCCCACAGCGCCACGGCGGCGTCGTCGAAGACCTTCTGCAGGTCGGTCGCCATGGTC